TAACCGACCGGTCACGGAGACGGCCCTAGGGGTAACCCCCCTACCCCCTCTGAGCAGGCACGATGCGACACACAGCAAACATCATGCACCACGGGCCCACGGCTCGCACCACGGCACAGCAGCGCGCCAGGTGGCACGAGCACGAGCACCCACCCGCACCCACATAGGCACGCTCACCAGCGCATACGCGCTGACAGCAGCACCACGAGGCACGCGTGACCAGCACACAGCACGTGTGTGTCCTCACCTAGCAGCCGCACAAGCTGCTCATCCTGTGCTCGATGCAGGGCACTGGGGACGACCGGAGAGTGACCAGCACCGACAGGACCCCCGCCACGGCCCGGACCACGGGCCCACAGCGGCCCCCACGGGCCGTATCCGCACGTCGGCCTAGGTTGCCAGCTACCCACCTACCGGGGCAGTAGTGAGCAGCCTGTGCACGGCACTGGGGAGGGTCTGCCGTGAGCCGTAGACTGCACTTGTCACCCACCCAAAACCGCCGGTGACCTGCGGATTTGACACCCACCCGACGCCTAGGGCATACTGGTGTCACCGCAGCAGCAAGGCGGTAGGCGCAAGTCGCCGGTACCGGTGAAAATCCGGGGGTTGACACCCACCCGCACAGCGGGTAGGTTGGAAACCAGCAAGAACGGGACACCGACTAGGGGCCCGCACTTGACACCCACCCCGGTGGGTGGTAGAGTGAGAATCACAACAGCACAGAGTCGAGCGTCATCCCGGGTAGTCCAAAAGCCAGCGGACTAGCGAGCGCACAGAGCCAATTGCAAAACGGCCCGGACTTGACACACACTCGACCGAGTGCTAGAGTGAGAATCACACAAGCAACACCGAACATTGAAAACTAAATAGTGGCGCGGCCCGAAATGGGTCGGCGGTGAGTATGGCCTTAGGGGACGATCCACCACAAACATTGCGTACCTGGTACGGCGCAATGGGCGTACTTCGCACACCGTCAGGATTCGCTCGATATGATATTCGAGCCGGTCGACTGAGCATTTGGAGGCAGTCGGACGTGAGTTTCGTAATCAGACAAGCGATAATCCGACTAGCCAATAGATCTGAGAATGGCATATGTGCTCTCAGGTTTGATTCCTGAGCTTTGGCTATGGGGCAGTGCAGGCGCTACCTGAGACATGACTTCAGGTTGGGGTTCGATTCCCTGCTGCCCGCTTGTATACCTGAGCTTTGATCCACGATTGGAGACAGACATGGCAGTTTTCGCTGAGCACCGTGAGGTGCGAGTCACCGCTCGCAAGAGCGTCAAGGCACCCTTCACCGCGCCGGAGCTGTCGGCTCCGCGAACCGTAGACATCGAGCTTGACAAGGGCCTCAAGGGCTGGACTGACACCGACGTCAAGATCGAGGAACCGGGCGACGGCAATCCCGTAGGCTTGGCTTCCCGTCGGCTCGAAGAGATCACCGCAGGCAAGGTGGCCAGCAAGGCTCGGCCGGCTCGCCAGGGGAGAGTTGTGTCCACCACGGGCCCGAACGCTCACTACCGCGCAATGAAGGCACGGGCAGCAGCTCTCGCTGCCCGCTGACTTGACACCCACCCGACCGAAGGGATAGGTTTGTGAACAACACCGAGCGCAAGATCTACATCGCAGGCATCGGCTGGGTCTACTGCCGAGGCAACAGCTACTACCGTCGCTAGAACTTGACACCCACCCTGAAGGAATAGACATGAGCTGCGATTACTGCGGACAGAACGGGCACGACTGGAGTGTCCACCCTGAGGCACGTGCAGATGTGCGTGCTTGGGAGGCCGAAAGCCACCGCATGGAATTTCCCTTCGGCGACTACCGGGAGGCGTGAGCCAATGCTGAGCACCGACCACGACCTGAGGTACGACCTCTCGGAAGAGCTGTGGACCGTAGCCGGCCTTTTGGCCGACGAAGGCAAGGAGTCTGCCGCATACCGGGCCCGCATCGCGGCCATGGACTGCAAGACAGGCATCGGGTCTACCGACTACTGGACCCGTGTGCTCTGTGACCTCGAGAACCTGATCGGAGAGTAGGCATGGCACAGCTCAAGCGTTCGAAGGACCGCAAGGTCGCCAACGCGGTCAACGTCAAAGGCACCACAGCGTTGATCGGCAACAGCATCGGCTTGCCGAGTGGGCAAGGCTTCTCCTGCCCTGACGCCACGTCGTTCTGCTCCGAGATCTGCTACGCAGGCAAGCTCGAGAAGATCTACAAAGGCGTGAGCGCTGTGCTCATGCACAACTGGACCCTTCTGTCCGAAGCCAGCCTCGAAGAGACGGTCACGCTCCTGGCCGAGATGGTCGCGGAGTTCGTCAAGGAATCGGACAAGCGTCGGGCACGGAAGATCTTCCGCATCCACTGGGACGGAGACTTCTTCAGCGGGACGTACGTCGCGGCCTGGGCCCGGGTGATCCGAGACTTCCCGGATGTCCAGTTCTGGGCCTACACGAGGGTTGCGACTGCCGCAACGTTCCTTCACGCCCAGAGGCTCGACAACCTGAGCCTCTACTTCAGCGGTGACCGAGACAACGTCGACACCGCTCGGTTCCTCGAAGGCAAGGGCATCAACGTCGCCTACGTCGACCGGACCTTCGATGAAGGCAAGGCACAGTTCCCCAAGGCTGTGCGCTGCCCGGAGAACAACGGAGCGTTGCCGCTGATCAGCTCAGCAGGCTCCGCGTGCGCCCTGTGTGGTATGTGCGTCGATGGTCGCAAGTCGGTCCTGTTCAGCTCAACCAAGAAGTGAGGCAAGACATGAGCAGCGAATCAACACCTTTCGACGGTCTCGCGGCCAAGGCGAAACGAGATCTTGCACGAGCGACCAAACGGCGAGCCGCCGCAGAGAAGCGGGTCGATGACCTCCTGGACCAGATGGTCCGCAACGTCACCAAGAAGAAGTGAGGCAAGCGATGAAGGTCGAACACATCGAGGCTCGCGAGCTGCGAGTCGGAGACTTCGTGCTCACCAAGAGCGCACTGGACAACGGAATCGTCTACGGAGACAACGTCTCTCAGGTCTATGAGTACGACGAGTTCATCTACATCAACTACGGAGACGTGAGGTGGGCTCTCGACACCATCATCTCCGTGATCCGAAAGGAGTCGTGACCGTGCTCTGCGAGGTGTGGATGGACACCAAGACCGGACCTGCGTTCCTCGTAGGCATGCTGAGCAACGCTCAGGCCGAGACGCTGGTCAAGAACCTGCGCGTGGAAGGGATCTTCGCATGGATCAGCTGACCAACTCTCTGACCTTCAAGTCGTGGCTGGGCTACGTCGATGCACACATGTATCGGAGGTACGGAGTGACGCACGACGACGTGGCCGACCAGACATGGTGGGACTGGTGGAACGACGGTGTCTCCCCGGTCGACGCCGCACAAGAAGCGTTCGAGAACGGATTCTGGTGAACGCAGAGATGATGCTGGCAGCTCGCAAGGCTCGCCGGCTACAGCGCAGCGCATGGACCCCGCCTCGCCAGGAGAAAGGCAAGAAGTGACCGTCACGACCGACATCAACGAAGCCAAGAACGACCTGGATCACATCCTCGGGGAGGTTCGGCGAGCGATCAGCATGATGAGTCCCGTGTGGGTGCTGATGCACGAAGACGGGCGCTCGCTCGCTGCCCAAGACATCGCCCACTCCCTCGACACCATCGAAGCCAAGGCAAGAAAGGTGCGTGCCTCGCTGTGACCCCCAAACCGATCCGAGTGTTCGTCTACGTCAACCTGCACCAGACCCGCAAGAACGGCAAGGTGTGGTACTCCGTGCAGGCTCTCGAAGGCGACTTCAAGGGTCGGGTCATCCATCGCAGCGGAGATGTGCTGCTGGCCAACGTGAAAGGCGTGGTCAGGAAAGCTGGCCGAGAGCGTGTACTGCGTGAGGGCAAGAAGAACGTCCACGCAGGGATGGTGGGGGAGCTGATCTCGCTTCTCCCGCAAGACTTCACAGGTTCGAAGATCACCTACAACCCATACAGGTACGACCGATTCGTCCACGCTGTGACCGAGGCACCTTTCGAAGGAGCCGACCGCGTGTACCTCAGCGAATTCGGCGTCCGCGCAGCTTGACACCCACCCGAGAAAGGTATCGATCATGACAACGCTGGTCGGAGAGGACACCCTGACCCTCGAAGAGGTTTCGGACCTCAGCTCGAACGACGTGGCGAGCATGCGCGGCGAATACGTCACCGTCGCGGAGAGCGGTGAGCACCTGAACGAGTACTACAAGGTCCACTCTCGGCCTGTCAGCGTGGGAGGTCCGTACGAGTACGGCAAGTTCTGGGACAAGGTTTCGCAGGTCGCTGAGATCCTCAAGTGCTGCGACGAGTGGCCATTCCCACCTCTGGTGGTCCGAGAGAAGACGCTCTACGACGGGCACCACCGTGCCAACGCAGCCATCAAGGTTGGCTGGGACAAGCCGATCCCGGTGACCACGGAGTGGTGGGACTGGTGGTGAGGATCGGGTCGCTCTTCAGCGGCGTAGGAGGGTTGGATCTGGCCGTCGAGGAAGTCTTCGGCGGCACCACGGTCTGGCAGTCCGAGGTCAACAAGCACGCGAGCGTTGTGCTCGCGAAGAGGTTCGGTGTGCCCAACCTGGGCGACATCACACAGGTCGACTGGAAGGAGGTTCCGCCGGTCGATGTGCTCTGCGGAGGCTTCCCGTGCCAGGACGTGAGCCACGCAGGGTTGAAGGCAGGCATCGAGACCGGCACACGCTCCGGTCTCTGGTCCTACTTCGCAGAAGCTATCGACATCCTGCGACCGCGCTACGTGGTCATCGAGAACGTAAGAGGACTACTTAGTGCGAAAGCAACAGGACCACAAGGTGTTTCAATGCGAGCGATGGGTCGAGTTCTCGGAGACCTTTCCGACCTCGGGTATGATGCTCGATGGAAGACTCTTGCCGCTGCCCGAGTCGGAGCACCGCACAAACGAGAGCGAGTCTTCATCCTCGCGACCCCTGCCGACACCGTCGGCTAGGGACTGGAAAGGCTCCAACCCGAACCGCCAGGGCGGCGATGATCTCCCCACGGCAGTCCTCAAGCTGCTTCCGACCCCCGAAGCCAAGTCATCGACAGCAGGTCCAGACTTCGCGAGGGCGAACCGGCCCGGATCCGGGGGAGATGATCTCGTCACGACGGTGGCCAAGCTGACTCTCGGAGAGTTGGACTGGGCCGAGTTCACACCGGCCATCGAGAGATGGGAAGGATTGACCAGGCCGGCTCCATATCCCATCGAGGAGAACACGAAGGGAAAACCAAGGCTCGCAGCACGATTCAGCGAATGGATGATGGGCTGGGACGAGGGATGGGTGACCGATCTGGTCGACCCGACCCCGCGCCGACGCCCCGCAGAAGGTTACGTCTCACGCACCGAAGCTCTCCGCATGGTGGGCAACGGCGTCTGCACCCAACAGGCAACCCAGGCTCTCAGAGAGCTGCTGGAAGCTTGACACCCACTCGAAAGGAAGACATGAAGACCTTTGACCTCTGGTGCATCACCTTCGCCGTAGCCGGCCTCGGCTTCGTCGGCGGCTACCTCTTCGATTCGGTCGAACGACAAGCCTCGGTGCAGGTTCCGTTCACGCAGTCAGCATTCCCGTGCGAGGAGGACGAACTCCTCGGCTACGCACCAGAGTTCGGCACCGACAGTGTCGGCTGCATCCACATCGACGTACTGAAGGCGAGGTAGTCATGGACCCCAACCAGACCCTGGAAGACATCAGGCTCACGCTCGCCGACCTCGAGCGGGTCGGCCCTGACCCCGACATGGTCGCGAACCTGATGGACAGGTTCACCGCCCTCGATTCGTGGCTGACCCACGGAGGCTTCAAGCCTCGGGACTGGAAGTGAGGCGGAAGTTGACCGAACAGGTTCGGGCACGGCTGGAGCTTCGACGCTCCAGCGCAGCCCAGAAGCACCGCAACCGCAAGCGTGAGCTGAAGCGCCCAGGTAAGGGGCCGCAAGCAGATTGGAATCAACACAAGTGCCGCTTAACACGCTAGGGAGGTTGTTTCCTGAGTTCGCCATTTCCAGCCAGGTGGAGCTGGTGTGCGAACCGGCGTGGATGTATGCGTGGCGCATGGAGGCTTGGCACAGCGAGTCTCCTAGCAACAAAGCCGCCTATCTCCTCGTCTACCGCAGCCCCCTGGTCAAGTGCACCGCGCCCGAGTACGAGCCCGTCGCCCAGGCTCTACTCGACGCGGAGCGCCATGACGTGCTCGGAGAAGGCGTCATCGAGGATCCGAACATGATGTTCGGGGAAGGAGAATTCTGCGTGTCACGGTTGTCATCAGCCGACTTCCTGTCCCCGATCTCAGTGGACGAGATTCGCTCCATCATCACGGAAGTGATGAGCGGAGCACCTGCGTGACTCAGGGAACGCAGATCAAGCTCCCTTTGCGGAGCGTCAGCCAGATCAACCAGTACACCCGCTGTCCAATGGCCTACAAGCTGTCCCGAGTCGACAAGGTGTGGGCTAAGCCGGCAGCGTGGCTGCCACAAGGCACCGCCTTCCACGCCGTGGCCGAGGCGTACGAGACATGGCTCTCATACGACATGCCGCTGACTCTCACCGAGGCACAGGACATGTTCAGGGTCGAGTACTCCCGAGACATCGGGGCGTTGTGCGAAGAGACGCCCAACTTCGAGTGGTGGTTCTGGTCAGGTCCCTACAACGGCGAGAGAGACATCGAACGCCGCTACGAGGTGGGTCTGGAGCAGGTAGAGAAGTTCGTCCGCTGGAGGGCCGCTGAGGGCCAGGAAATATGGGTCACGCCCGACGGCACGCCAGCCGTTGAGCTGTACTTCGAGATCGTGCTCGACACCCCGCTCGGGCCGATCAAGGTTCGGGGATACATCGACGCGGTCGTGGTGATCGACGGCAAGCCGCACGTCCGGGACTACAAGACCGGGAACAAGCCCGGTGATGATTTTCAGCTCGGCGTGTATGCCCTCGCCATCGAAATGATGTTCGGTGCCAGGGTAGAGTCTGGTGACTACTTCATGGCAGGAAAGAAGGGGAAGCCGGCCAAGGCCACCAACGCCTTCGACCTCACCCAGTGGACGAAGGAGCGGATCTCCCAGGTCTTCTACGAGACCGAGGTCAAGATCCAGGCTGGGGAGTTCGAAGCCCTCCCGGAGCCCGACAAGTGCAATTTCTGTGACGTGGCATACCATTGCCCCGTTTTTCAGTAGAAAAAGGTTGACACCCACCGTGGGTGTAATTAGAAGAAAGGCTCCATCTATGGGTCGACACAGCGCACCGCACAGCAGCAAGCTCAAGCTCGCCGTGGGCGGTGTACTCGCTGGCGCTGCCATCAGCACCGCAGGGCTCTCTATGGCCTCACCTGCGGCAGCGCAGCCTTCCTCGTCGGTCTCCTGCTCGCCGTGCGTGCAGCAGCAGGACTTCATCAAGGAGACCGTCGACCGGTGGAACAAGTTCCCCGGTGAACTCGCTGACAAGTGGAACAAGTTCCCCGGTGAACTGGCCGATAAGTGGAATTCGTTCCCGAAAGAGTTGGCCGACAAGTGGAACAAGTTCCCCAACGAGCTGAAGAAGAAGTGGGGGATCAAGGACCACAGCAGCAAGCCCGCTTCATCCGAGGGATCTTCGGAAGAGTAGATACGGGGGGTTCCAGCGTCTTCTGACGCTGGGCCCATTTTTTAACCCCTCAACTTGACACCCACCCAGGAGGTGCTAGAATTAAGGAATACCGCAAGGAGATCGAGCTCGATCTGAATCAGGGCTACACGTTCGTTGAGCTGCGGCCCAGCACCGGAGATGCCGTACTGGCACCACCTGGCTCAGCCATCCCGATGGCCGTTCCCGAGTGAGAGCGCAGCGTTCAGGTTCGCTGAGGCACACAAGGTTCCAGGCCGCGATGTCGCGGTTCTTACACATGACGGAGAGCGGTTCGTCTTGTGACCAACTTGACACCCACCCGGAAGGAAGACATGAGCACTACCGAGATCGAGAAGTTCCAGTTCCAGAACGTCCCCAGCGCCGATGAGGGCGGTCTGATCATCAACGCCGAGGTCCGCGTCGTGAGCATCGACGGCGAGCCGTGGTTCGTCGCAGCGGATGTGTGCCGGATCTTGGGCATCCAGAATCCCACCGACGCGCTGAAGTCTCTGGACAACGATGAGAGGGCTAGCTTTAATCTAGGCCCCTCCACCAGCGCTAACATCGTCAATGAGCCGGGTCTGTACTCCCTGATCCTGCGGAGCCGCAAGCCCGAGGCGAAGGTGTTCAAGAGGTGGATCACCCACGAGGTTCTGCCGACGATCCGCAAGACCGGGGCCTACGTCGACCCCAACACCGAGCTGGCCAACAAGATCGCGGCCGGCGATGTCGAGGCCATGATGGAAGGCTTCGCCAAGACGCTCCAGATCGCCCAGGAGGCCCGGGCCAAGGTCCGGGAGCTGGAGGCCAAGGTCGAGGAGGACAAGCCCTACGTCGAGGCGTCGAAGGAGTTCTTCGACATGGAGGGGCTGTACTCGCTGCGTGACGCAGCCCGCAAGATGGGCGTCCCGCCGTTCGCGTTCAACGACATCCTCCGGTCGTGGAACTGGATCGATGAGAAAGGCACCGCCGCTAAGGCGTACGCGGTCTCGATGGGGTACGCCGAGAACCGGGTCTACATCCACCCGGGCTCAGGTGCGGCCACCACGCAGGGACGTCTTACCAACAAAGGGTTGGAACGTGCAGCCATCAAGCTCGAGAAGGAAGGGGCATGGGTCGGCTATGCCGCTCGCTAATGACTGGAACCCAAACGATCCGATCCTGAAGTCTCCGTACGCACCTCATGAGACAGGCGGGGTGCTGAGGATACACCGCAGCGGTTACAGGGGCGCTCAGGTCATGAAGCTCCTGAAGCTACGAGGCACCAAGATGCACCACCAGATGCAGAAGGCTCTAGACGCCGAGACGCGGGCGACGACTCAAGGTCGTGCCATCTATGACGCCGCCATCGACCCCAATCGGGCGAAGTAAGGAGAGTATGTATACACCACGGCAGTCGCTCTATATTCGCGGCACAGCCGGCGACCCACTGCCAACGGTATGGCAGTCTCTGTCTCAGAAAGGCACCGAGTTCCGGCGCGGGCAGCTCGTCCTGGTATGTGCCGGCCCCGGCACCGGGAAGTCGGCGTTCGTCCTGGCCTACGCCCTGAAGTCGAAGGTTCCGGCCCTGTACTTCTCGGCTGACTCAGACGCGTTCACCCAGCTATCACGCTCGGTGTCGATCCTGAGTGGGCAGTCGCTTGAGCAGTCCACGCGTGCGGTTCGTGAGCAGAAAATCGACCCTGACATCGCCAGCGAGCTGGACGACATCCCGATCCGGTTCAACTACAAGGCATCTCCGTCTCTGGACGAGATCGAGAACGCCCTGGCAGCGTACGACGCGCTGTACGAAGACTTCCCAGCACTGATCGTGGTCGACAACATCACCAACGTCCGCACGGACGGTGGCGAGAGCGATGACCCGTTCAGCGGCCTGGAGTCGCTGATGGACTACCTACACGAGATGGGCCGGGAGACCGGATCATGCGTGGTAGGTCTCCACCACGTCACTGGCCAGCACAACAACGGGGACAGCCCCATCCCGCTGGGAGGAATCAAGGGCCAGATCGGGCGTGTGCCCGAGATGGTGCTGACGCTGCACCGAACGTCGGACGGCTACGGGCCCGACACTCTCAACGTCTCCACGGTCAAGAACCGAGGAGGGAAGTCCGATGCGTCGGGACAAGACTTCGCCTCGTTGGAGTTCGTCGGAGAAACCATGCAGATCAATGACTTTGGTCTGTGACTTGACACCCACCACAAGAAAGTAGAAACGTGCCAATAGCATTCGCGCTCTTCCTCGTGTTCCTAGTACTCAAGCTCACCGACTACGTCGACTGGTCCTGGTGGTGGATCTCAGCTCCGCTGTGGATTCCAGCCGGCATTGTCGCTGCCGCCTACACACTCGCAGCGCTCCTCACCTACACCGCCAACAAGCTCGACAAGTAAGGACAACCAACACATGAAAACTCTCAAAGAACAGCTCATCGGCGTCAAGGACCAGCTCATCGAGCACGGTCGCAACGCCAATGGCTACCTGAAGGACGACGACGGCTGCCTGTGCCTCCTCGGCGCTGCTGCCGCCGAGGTCTACGGCTACGACCAGGTGGTTGAGCACCACTCCACCTACGGGCTGCTGGATCCAGGCACCCCTGCTGCCCCGGTGGTAGCTGCCATCGCAGACCAGATCCGCGCCAAGACCCCGTTTGACTCCACCAGCAACATCAACACGGTGTTCATGTTCAACGACCGGACCCCGTTGTTTCGGAACGCCGATGTCTTCGCGGTGATCGACGCCGCCATCGAGGTGGCCGAGTGAAGAAGCTCATCGCTACCGCAGTAGCGGGTGCCGCCCTGGCGGTCGGCCTGGTCGGCTGTTCGTCGGACGCAGATGTCGCCTCGGAGAACCTGTCGAAGCAGGCAGACAACTTCGAGATCCCCCGTCGCATCGTGTTTTTCAACGGGATCACCGACATGTACCTGCTGGAGATCGCCGGCTACTGCTCCATCGCCCCGGACACGGCGTCGCAGAAGCTCGACGTGACCTGCAAGAAGAACGGCCAGTTCAAGAAGCACTTCCTGGGATTGTCGGACAACGTCAGCTACTTCGTGGAGCAGATCGAAGGCGCGAACGTATCGACTGACTTCTACGAGGTCAACTTCAAGCCGCAGTCGATCCTCCCGGACATCGAGCTGCGGTGACACACCTAGGCCAGGCGGGGCGCGCATGCCTGGCTATCTGGTGCCGGCAACGCGCATACCTGACATAGTAGTTAATTAAAGGCCAGGTGCAGGCCCGTGTTCCCACGGTGAGGAGCCGGTAACCAACGCGGTGATTGGTGGGAGACACTCCGCTACACGGGCGTGCCTAGCCTGACGTAATCGCAAATTAACGGCTCTACCTTGACACCCACTCTCGAAAGGAAAACCCCTGATGGCAACCCCCAACCAGATGCCCAAGCGGACCAACCCGATGCACCAGCAAATCCTGTCCGGTCTGTTGGCAAACAAGCCTGTGACCCGGTCCCACAAGTTCCTCGCCAAGGGTGCCGACGGCAAGGAGATCGTGCTCGAGACCAAGGTGAACCGCCAGGTCCTTCGGTTCCCGCTGGCCGAGAACATCTCGGAAGACAACATCGACCGTGCAGCTCGTGCGTGGCTGAAGTGAAGTACGGGGTCCGCTACCCGATCAGCGGGGTCCACGAGTGTCCGTTCGGCAAGAAACAGGCTGAGCAGACGTGGTTCCTCGCGCTGCGACACGGCATCAAGGCCGTGATCGTGACCAACCGAGGAGACGGGTGGGAGCCGGCATGAAGGGACTGATCACCGTGACCGGACTGTACGTGGGCCTTCTGATCGGCAGCTACGGGCTGCTGTCGTGGGCCTGCTTGGTGATGGAGAAGGGCGAGGAGGCAGCACATGGTGCGGCGGAAGACGACGCCGCGACCCGACTCCGGTAAGTGGTGTGCCGACTGCCTCGCTGAGGGGATCACCGCTAAGCGAAAGACCCCGTGGCCAGGCCCACGGTGTGCGACCCACCATCGTCGCAAGAAGAAGGAGCGTAGCTCTGGCACCTGGGCAGCGAGAATCCTTGCCACGTACGGGATCACAGACGATGAGTACTGGGAGATCTACGAGTTCCAGGGGGGCCGCTGCTACATCTGTCAGCGGGCCAACGGCAAGCACAAGCGCCTGTCGGTCGACCACGACCACAAGACGGGGATCGTACGAGGTCTGCTCTGCACGATGTGCAACAAGTACACGCTGGGCTGGGCCCGCGATTGCATCGAGTTCTTCAAGCGAGCCATCGAGTACCTGCTGAATCCGCCGGCTGTACAGGTCATCGGGGCGAGGATCGCTCCCATCGAGGCCGAGAAGTTAGGTCTCAAACTTGACACCCACTCTGAGGAGGAAGATGGATAAGCACTACCGGATCGACTTCGTAGTCGGGGCCGAGGACATGGATCAGGAGGAGCTTTTCGAACTGATCACGGACTCGCTGCTGGCACACGGGGTTTCGATCCACGAAGGATCGGCCTACGAGGTGACGCACTTTGGCTGACCGGTGCTCCTGCCAGATCAAGGTCTGCCAGTGTGACTGCGCTGGCGAGCCGGAATGCGAGCGGGACTGTGAGTGCGATTAGTCCCATCGCCCTGGCGATCCAACGGTACTACCCGGACTGGGACGCACCTCCTGATCGCCAAGAGTGGAACAAGTGCCTGTGCCCCTTTCACGGGGACGGAACGCCCTCTGCCGCAGTCAGTTACGAGCTTCAGGGGTTCAACTGCCTGGCCTGCGGTGTCAGAGGTGACGTGATCTCAATCATCCGACACGAAGAGGAGGTGACATTTGCAGAGGCTAACCGAATCGCAGAGGAAATATCTGTGGGAGGCGACAACCCGGTACCGAGAAAGCCTCAACGGAAGCCCAGCCGCCGCGTATTTGGAGAGCAGGGGTCTGCTCGAGAATCGCGTTCGAGCGTTCGGACTGGGGTACGTGGAAGATCCACTCCCTGGTCATGAGTACTACAGGGGATGCCTCGCGATCCCGTACATGCGCTGGTCCCCCTGGCGCAACTGGACTGTTGCATCGATCCGGTTCCGCCGGCTCGACGGCGGCACGCCGAAGTACATGACGGTAGCCGGGGACAAACCCAGGCTGTACAACACCGCCGCTCTGGCTCGGTACTCGAAGGACATGGCGATCACCGAGGGAGAGATTGACGCCATCACAGCAGAGCTGTGCGGGATCCCGTCGGTCGGTGCACCTGGCTCTCAGATGTGGAAGCCCCACTTCCGGGAGCTGTTCCTGGGGTACCGAACTGTGAACATCCTCGCTGACGGCGACGACGCCGGCATGGAGTTCGCAAAGTCGGTGGCGAAGACGCTGCCGAACGCACGAATCATCCCCATGCCCGATGGGGAGGATGTCAACTCACTGGTGATGACGCAGGGCAAAGACGCTCTGCTGGAAAGGATCTGATGGACCCGGATCAGCTGACCTTCGATGACATCGAGGGCATTCACGACTACGTGTACGAAGAAGGAGAGAACGAACAGTGAGCATCCTGACCACTGCAGAGAACATCATCAACGGCCAGCGGGCCCAGGACTACGGCGATGCCAAGGAGAACCACCAGCGCATCGCGAAGCTCTGGGAGGCATACACCGGCAAGGAGTATTCGCCGGAAGACGTTGCGGTCATGATGATCCTGCTGAAGATCGCCAGGTTCATGGAGAACGGCTATCACGAGGACACGGTAACCGACATCGCCGGCTACGCGGGTGTCATCGAGAAGATGCAGCTCCCCAAGGAGCAGCGGTACGTCGTCTGGTACGAGGGTCTCGATGAGATCCCCTCGGGCACCACGGCGTGGGGCAGGGAAGCTTTCGAGGCCGGCGACGTGGACGACACCTGGGTGGGTGAAGGTCCGGGAGGCACCTCCTACGCGGCCTGGGGCCCATTCACCACTACACGTCCGACTCCCCCGGAGGCCGAGTGACGAAGCGCATCGTCGTCATCCCCGATACGCAGATCCCGTTCGATGACTCGAGATTGCTCCGGGGCGTCGTACGGTTCATCGGGGACTGGCAGCCTGACGAGGTCATCCACATCGGTGACCTGATGGACTACCCATCGCCAGCTCGCTGGAGTAAGGGCTCTGCTGAGGAGTTCTACCCGGTGATGCTGGAGCACAACGAGCAGGCCAAGAAGCGGCTCCTCGGGCCGCTGAGGAAGGTCTACGACGGCCCTATCGGCATCCACGAGGGAAACCACGACCTCAGGCCCCGCGAGTACCTCACGAAGTACGCGCCGGCCCTGGCCGAGTTCGAGGGTGCATTCCACATCAAGCACCTGCTGGACTTCGACGGGTTCGGGATCACGCTGCTGCCTGACTTCAACGAGTTCGCGCCCGACTGGGTCACGACTCACGGTCACCGAGGGCAGATGGGTATTGCCCGGGTCGCAGGCTCCACGGCACTCAACGGTGCCAAGAGGTTCAACAAGTCGGTGGTCATGGGACACACTCACCGCCTCGGTCTGATCACCGAGTCGTTCGGGTTCGGCTCTGTCGTCGGCAAGCAGGTCACCGGCTTCGAGGTCGGCAACCTGATGAACATGGAGCAGGCGTCGTACCTCAAGGGCGGTACAGGCAACTGGCAGCAGGGATTCGGAATCCTGACGGTCGATGGGCCGTACGTCAAGCCAGAGGTTGTGCCGATCATGAATGGCCGCTTCGCGGTCGACGGTGAAATTTGGAAGGTCTAGAACTTGACACCCACCATTAAGAGGACGGAGGAGCACAGCGCGGCGCTGGCCGCGTTGCTCCCCTCCATCAAGAGGGCAGCGAGATCCGTTGCCTTCCAGTGGCCAGGCGTCATCGACGCCGACGATGCAGAGCAGGCGATCTCTCTTCATCTGTGGGAGAGGCCCACGTCGCTGCTGAAGGTCCACGACATGGAATCTAAGGCCCAGTACCGAGCGCTGGTCGGGATGGGGCACCAGCTCGCCAGCCAGGAGCGCGACGACTACGACTACTACAAGGGCTCCTACTACTACTCGGCCAAAGAGGTCAAAGACTTTCTGGCCAAGGGGATTCTGGGAGACGACCAGAAGTCGTTCAAGTCGCAGAAGATCGACATCGAGGAAGCGATCTGGGAGATCGCTCCGCAGTATCACGCAGCGATCCTGCGTCGCTACGCGGACGGTGAGATCCCCGAGACCAAGTCGGAGCAGCACGCGCTTAGCCGGGGGATCGAGGCTCTGATAGCTGCCATGAACCGTTCCCATAGCCGCAGGGAGATGGAGCGGGACGGCGGTCCCGGTAGTCGCAAGTCGATCACGAACGCTCAGGCATACGCAGCATCAGCACATCAATACGACGGTGACAACGACACCGCTGGCGTCGAGTTCGACGGCAGCACAGGAGGATTCCGATGAGAGAGAACTTCGGCAAGGGCTGGGACAACAAGGGCCCGAGGAAGGGAGTGCCCGGATGGGACGAGGGTAGCAAGTCGAAGAATCCGAAGGCAGGGCCAGTGACCGTCACCAAGATCGATAAGGAGGCGGCAGCGTGATCGACCTGTTCGACGGCGGATTCAACGGAGCAGGACGCTCCGAGATGTACCGGGCACAGGTCGTGCCTGACCTGTTCCCAGACGAGAAGCCGATGCTGATCGAGAACTGGTCGCAGGACGACCTGGAGATGTATGTCGGAGGGTGCTTCACCCCCGGCTATGGAGAAAGGAAGCAGTGACTGACGAAATCCCTTGGGGACCAACCGGAGAGCTCGTATACAACCGGACCTACGCCAGAACCAAGCCTGACGGGACCAAGGAGACCTGGCCCGAGACCGTCGTACGTGTCGTTGACGGAAACCTAGCTCTGGTACCCGAACGGCACCAAAACCCTGGTGAGCGTGAAGAACTGATCCGACTGATGTCGGAGTTCAAGATCCTCCCGGCAGGCCGTCACCTGTGGGCGTCGGGTGTGAAGAACGCTCAGTACCTGTTCAACTGCTGGGTGGCCGGCTGGCCAGAGAAGATCGAGGACCACTTCGAGTTCACGTTCATGCGCCTGATGGAGGGCGGTGGCGTGGGAGCCAACTACTCGAACCGCTACCTGGTCGACTACCCGGAAGTGCAGCAGGAGCTGTACGTCCACATCGTCTGCGACGAGGACCATCCCGACTACGAGGCGATGAAGGCGGCAGGAGTTCTGTCGACCGAGTACGACCCCGACTGGGCAGGTGCATTCGTGGTCGAGGACAGCCGGGAAGGCTGGGCTGAGGCCCTGGTGGATCTGATCCAGACCCACTACCGCGAGGACGTGTCGCACTACCAGCGTGTCTACGACGTGAGCCGGGTGCGCCCCGAGGGCGCGAAGCTCAAGACGTTCGGCGGGCAGGCCAGCGGCCCGCTCCCGTTCGCTCAGATGCTGATCAACGTCTGCAACACCCTGAGTCCACTCGCGCTCAACGACGAGCGGGTAGATGGCATCACAGCGATGGAGATCGACCACGCTATCGCTCAGTGTGTGGTGGCCGGGGGTGTTCGCCGGTCGGCTCGCATGTCGATGATGCACTGGAAGGACCACCAGGTCGAGGAGTTCATCAACATCAAGGCCACCTCCGGTGAGCACTGGACGACGAACATCTCGGTCGAGGTTGACGAGGAGTTCTGGGAGGCGCTGAGGGACGCGGAGAAGAGCCCGGAGGAGTCCGGGCATCTGACCTGCTACTGCGCTTCGGCCAAGAGGATCATGGAGGCGCTGTCCGAGGGAGCCGTCCGCAACGGTGAGCCGGGGATGTGGGACAGCTCGCTGTCGAACGTGGGGGAACCCAACAAGGTCGTCTGCACCAACCCTTGCGGTGAGATCACCCTCGAACCGTGGGAGCCGTGCAACCTCGGCCACATCAACCTGGCCGCGTTCGTCACCGAGAACGGGAAGACCGACTACCTCGACGTGATCCGCGCTCATCGCCTGATGACGCGGTTCCTGATCAGAGCGACGTTCAGTCCGGTCGCGGACCCCAAGAGCCGAGAGGTTCTGGACCGTAACCGCCGCATCGGCGTCGGGCACTTCGGAGTTGCCTCCTATTTGGCCCTCACAGGCCGGAAGTACTCCCAGGCACCCGGTGACAAGCGGTTCACCCGTTTCTTGCGGGAGATGGCCTCTGAGGTCGATAAGGCAGCCGAGGATTACGCCCACCAGTTGCGTATCCCGGTTCCGGTGAAGAAGCGGACCATTGCGCCTACCGGCACGGTGGCGAAGCTGGCCGGCGTCTCGGAGGGGATCCACCCGATCTTCGCCAAGTACTTCAACCGGCGCATCCGCTTCAACAAGGTGGCCGATTTCGACCAGCTTATGGAGATGCTCAACCAGGGCTACGAGATCGAGGACGACCTGTTCGCCCCGAACACTTCGGTGGTGACGATCCCGACCAAGGACACCTTGGTGCAGGCCGTGGTCGATCTGCACGGACGTGACGCTGAGGAGATCGTTGAGTCTGCTGACGACTTGACACTCACCCAGCTCATCGCGTTCCAGGCGCTCTACCAGACGTGCTGGGCAGACAACGCGGTGTCGTTCACCGCGAACGTCGAGCCGAGTGTGTACGGGCCCTCCGACGTTGCGGAGGTGCTCAAGAAGTTCTCGGGCCAGATCAAGGGCTCCACGATCTTCCCTGAGGCGAGCTTCGAGCAAGCCCCGTACGAGCGAATCACCAAGCAGCAGTACGAATCTGCTGCGGTCAAAGCCGTCGAAGACGGTGTCGATGAGAACTGCGCCAACGGCGCATGCCCAATTAAGTGAAAGGCAGCAATTTGTCCTACGATGATCCCTTCGCCAACGCCCCTGCCACCCCTGAGCCTGCCCAGCAGGACGAAGCTCAGCAGCAGACCGCACCATCTCAGGCCCCGGTCGCAGCCCCGACAGTGACTGCCGCTGCTCCGGTGGCGGTCAGCTCCACAGGTGATCTCTCGGTCACGTTCAAGGGTGACGGCACCTACACCGCCCCGTGGATCGTCCCGAAGTATGCGTCGGTCGCGGACGCTCTGATCGATCTGGGCGAAGACCCTCAGGCGGTCGCCGGCCTCAGCCAGGCGCAGCGTTGGATGGCGCTGTTCGAGCGGTCCACGAAGATGGCAGCTCACTTCGCCAGCCTCGGCGGCGGTACGCCGAACGCGAAGCCGGCGGGCGGCGGCGGTGGCGGCGGCAAGTCCCGCGCTCCGCAGGCAGCGCAGCAGGCACCGAACGGTGAGAAGCGGTTCTGTGAGCACGGCGAGATGGTGTATAAGTCCGGTATCTCCAAGGCCGGTAACACCTACGCGCTGTTCTCCTGCACCGCACCTCGCGACAAGCAGTGCAAGGCGCAGTACCTGAACGACAAGAAGTAAGCATCAGCCTTACTTGACACCCACCGAGGTCGAGAAGCCGGTAACGAGCTAACCGGGGCAACGGACTTCCCTGCTCCCTAGCTGACCTCGGTTCCACCACAACAACTCTGAGCGGAGAGTATGAAAGCACAACTGATCGCGGCGACACAGATCGACGCTGATGCATTGCGGGGCATCGGATATGAACCACAACCCTACGTCGTCAACGATGACAACGGGGAGTTCGGGGACTACGACCACGACGAACTCGCGGAGTTCGCCGGCAGGAACTGCTACCGCAGTTTCAACCGACCCAACCCGGCTACCAGGGAGAACGACGACTACCTCGCCCACATCCTTCAGGTAGGTCACGAGTCGGTGCTGGAGCACGCGAGTGCGACGTTCTACATCGAGACCAGCAGGTCGGTTCTGACCGAACTGGAGCGACACCGGCACCTGTCGTTCTCTGTCGTCTCACAGCGGTACGTGGCTCCGGCCACGCTCGGGCCAGCCCACACGCACCCTGCGGTGAACCAACTCTCCGAAGAGGATCGCCTGGAGGCGCTGAAGCTGCTGGACGAGGCAGAGCTCAACGCGAACATCTCCTACCGGGAGTTGCTCCTGCTGTTCAGCCGGAACGGCCTGCCTCGTAAGCAGGCCCGTGAGGCCGCTCGTGCGGTCCTGCCGAACATGACCAGCTCGCCGATGGTCGTGACCGGCAATCACCGCACCTGGCGCTACGTCATCAAGGCCCGCTGGCACGAGGCGGCGGATGCAGAGATCCGGGAACTGGCCGGCGAGCTGTTGCGGCAGCTCCGGGAGATCGCTCCCAACACCTACCAGGACATCCCGACCGAACCCTACAGCTACGGAGGCTGACATGGCACGTCGAGCAACGGTGGTCGTCACCGAATACAGCGGAATGAAAGTCCTGGCAGGTGAGCCGCTCCTGGACACGCAGGAGGGGACGCTGACAATCATCTTCGAGGATCTCACGGCCCGAATCTTCAACTGGGACAAGGTAGTTGACTACTACCACATGAGCGAAGCAGAGACCCGGCAGTGGCTGGAAGAGAGGGGGGCGCAACTGATGCGTAAGAAGGAACTGAAGGCAGAGCTGAGCAAAGCTCGCGGACTGATCAACGAGCTGGTCGAGGATCTGGACGACGCCGACAACAAGATCCACGTGGCAAGCACGTCGAACATCGCGCTGCGGGCCGAGGTGGGCACGCTTCGTGAGGCCAACAAGAAGCTGGCTGATCGCCTCAACGAGGCGCTGCGGGCCAACCGCGAGTTCGCGTCGAAGCAGCGGTTGCAGAACGACCTGTTCGGCAAGGCAATGGTGCAGGTCCAACCTGAGCGTGGGCCGAAGCGCCCTAACCGAAAGAAGCTGACCGCCCAAGAGGTCCGCGACATCCGAGACGCCTACTACGGCGGCGCTTCTCAGAAGCAGCTCGCCTCGAACTACGGCGTCAACCCGGCGACCATTTCTCGCACCGTGAGAGGGATCTACCACTGATGGCACTCGAATTCCAAGCATGGCCCAAGACGCCGCGCCTCAACGGCGCGAGCATGATCATCACCGAGAAGATCGATGGCACCAACGCGTGCGTCATCGTGACCGAGGACGGTGAGGTCGGGGCTCAGTCCCGTAACCGCCTGATCACCCCGGAGAGCGACAACGCCGGCTTCGCACAGTGGGTCTGGCAGAACGCCCCGGTGCTCTCTGAGCGTCTCGGTCCCGGACACCACTACGGCGAATGGTGGGGCCTGGGCATCCAGCGTGGATACGGCATGGACCGAAAGAAGTTCAGCCTGTTTAACACTGGACGTTGGGATCCGTCTGAGGTCTACCTCTGGGAGATCCCCGGACTAGACGTGGTTCCGGTCCTCTACGAGGGACAACTTGACACCCACAAGATCACCGAGGTCGTTGAGGAGCTGCGCCTGTCAGGAAGTCACGTCGGTGAGGGAAACGCCGAGGGCGTCATCATCTACATCCCCCGGCTCAACAAGGTCTTCAAGGTCTTGCTCGAGAACGACAACATCCCGAAAGGACTGGTTGCCTGATGTCTGATCGAATCCGAGTTCTGATCGCAGAACCCATCGACAACGCTCTGCCACTAGATGTGCAGGGCGTGGGCCTGCGCCGCAAGGCGATTGAGCTGATGAGCGAGATCGCTGACGTGAACGAGAACACCGTCCGCTACGAGGCGGCTACCGACACCGCCACTCTCGATCTTGGCGGGGATGTCGGGTCGCTGACGCTCTGGCAGCACAACCTGATAGGCGTCCTGTTCCGCGCCGACGGCAAGGCCCACAAGGGCGTCGTCGGGCCGGTGATCCACGCCGACCGTGAGAGCCGTCGATACTCCAGTGCTCGGGTCGAAAGGAACCCGTACGCGTGAAGTTCTTACTCACCGGCAGCACCCCGAACGGTCAGTTCCAGCTTACCTTCGAGGGTCTGCTCCAGGGCGAGGCCATCGAGTTGGTGCAGCACGCAGCAGAGCTGGTGAAGAACCGGAAAGACCCGGTCTTGGAGGCGCTCAAGAGCGACCTCGCACGGCCAGTCGACAAATACACCTTCAAATAGGAGAAACGTGATCAAGCTGGAGCACGAGGTCGGAGGTGACCTCGTTACCATCAACGTAGTTGAGGAACCCGAAGACCTTGAGGGCTTCCGCGACTTCATCAAGGCGAACAAACGATGCCTGGCCGTCGACACCGAGACGACCGGACTGGACATCTACAGCGCCGAGTTCCGATGCAGGCTAGTCCAGTTCGGCAACCAGGACGAAGCGTGGGTGCTGCCCGTCGATGAAAGCCCGACACAGCTCCAGCATGAGACTCGTCTGGCGCTGGAGCATCTCGACAAGATCGTGATGCAGAACGCGTCGTACGACCTGCAGGTGCTCGACCAGACGATGGGCATCAAGATGGAGGATCTCTGGCCGAAGATCCTCGATACGCAGATCCTGGCCAAGCTGGTGGACCCCCGGCCTTTCGAGGCCGGCGGGTTCGGCCACTCCCTCGAAGAACTTATCGCTGCGTTCATCTCGAAGGACCAGGCCAAGGATGTGAAGGGCCTGATGGTCAAGCTGGCTCAGGAGCACAAGACGACCAAGGCGAAGATCTGGAAGGTCATCGATCTGTGGCACCCGGAGTACCTGACGTACGCCGGCATGGACACGATCTTCACCTCCCGGGTCTGCCGCGAACTGGTGAAGCGCGTTCCTGACGTGAGTCGGGAGCTGGTGCCGTACGAGCACAAGATCTCCGAGATCTGCAGCTACATCGACCGCAAGGGCTTCCTGCTCGACGTGGAGTACTCGCAGTCGCTGGCCGACAAGTGGTTGATGGAGCAGGAGGTCTGGGAGGCAGTTCTGCTGAACGACTACGGCATCGAGAAGGTCAACGCCTCCGAGGATGTCGCAGAGAGTTTCGAAGAGCTTGGGCACGTGTTCACCGAGTTCACCGACACCGGAAAGCGGAAGGTCGCCAAGGACTTCTACGAGAAGATGATCGCCAAGGGTGGCGATCTAGGTCGACTGGCTGAGATCGCCCAGGAGGCAAAGAAGCTGGGGAAGTGGCGTAAGACCTGGGTGCAGACGTTCCTCGATGAGCGCGATGCCAACAACAGGTGCCACACGTTCGTCAACCCGCTTCAGGCGCGTACCTCGCGCATGTCGATCACCGGTATCCCGGCGCAGACGCTGCCTGCTGGAGACTGGGCTGTTCGTCGGTGCTTCCTCGCAGACGAGGGTCACGTGGTGGCTTCGGTGGACTACCAGACGCAGGAGCTGCGTGTGCTCGCAGCCCTGTCAAAGGACCCCACGATGATCCAGGCGTTCAAGGACGGTGCGGACCTTCACCAGATCACCGCAGACGCCGCTAGCGTGCCTCGCAAGGTCGGCAAGCGGGCCAACTTCCTGACGGTGTACGGCGGCGGGGCGAAGACCCTGGCCGAGAAGGAGCAGATCGACTTCCACACGGCCAAGCGAGTCCTCGATGCGTTCGCCAGGACGTACCCAGGCGTAGCACGGCTGAGCAAGAAGCTGGCAGCCGAGGCGGGGAAGAACGGGTACGTCATCAACCCTGTCGGTCGTCGCCTGCCAGTCGACGGCTCTCGCACCTACTCAGCGCTGAACTACATGGTGCAGTCGACATCTCGGGACGTGACGTGCAGGGCCCTGATTCGCCTCCACGAGGCCGGATTCACCCCGTACCTACGTCTGCCTATCCACGACGAGGTCGTCGCTTCCATCCCCGCTGAGAAGTCAGCGTGGGGTGCTGCAGAGATCGGCCGGCTGATGGCCGAGGAGATGGGGCCGGTGATGATCGGCACCGACCCGGAGGTAGGAGGGCGAGCATGGGGCTCTCTCTACGTCAAAGAAGAAGACCGCCAACACATCACGGATCCATTCCTGATGGTCGCGGCTTGACACCCACCCAACAAGGAGAAACATGCCACAAGCGAAAGTAGTACTGCCGGCACCGAACGGGCTGACCGAGGACCTGATGGGTCTCGCGATCCACAAGCTGGGAGAACTGGGAACCATCGAGGGCGGCGAGATCGGCGTGTTCACCGCCGACCGGCCTGACCGTGTCCCACCGGACTGCCCGGAGAACATGGTGTTCCTGGAGTTCCGCGCTCAGATCATCCCTTACCTGGGACGCCAATGAGGTCATCTACGTGGACAGCGGTGTTCGCCGAGACCGACACCGAGGCAGAGCAACTGGCGAAGGATCTCGGGCTGACCGGTTACGTCGCCTACGGCGTTGACGAGGACCCAGCTCGGTTCGAGGGAGCCCGTGCCAGCCGAACGTTCATCAAGTCGGGAACGAAAGTTCCCATCGAACTGATGGACATGATCACCAGCACCACCTCCAAGCTGTACGGCGGGAAGGTTGTCTGGGCCAAGGTGATGATCTGATGATTGACTACCTGTCCGAGGCCAAGCGGCGCATGGGTGTCCTATCCGATGCGGAGGCGTATGCGCTGATCGACATCGCTGAATCGCTGAGGGTCATCAAGGAATACGTGACGGCACCACCGATCCGATACGTGATCGGGGATGGTCATGACTGAGTACACGTCCCCTGACGTGGTGGTTACAGACAGGGCCGTCTTCTTCGACGGCCAGGAGCTGCCTTGGCACATCGCGAAGGACGGGATCTCGTTCAGCCCTGGTGGATACGACAGCATCAACACGCTGACGGTTGACTTCTTCGTCAACAGCGTGACGTTCGAAGGGGACCGGCCCCCGAGTCGGATGGCGGCGTACATGGCCAGGTGGGCCCAGATCGAGGTCGAGATGAACCTGTCCTACTACGAGGCCAACGTCAAGATCAACAAGACCATGAAGGAGTGTCACCTGTGATCGACACAGACGAGCAGGACCACCAGTTCTTCGACATCCTCTACCAGCAGTGGTCGAAGTCCACGATGGCTGAGTTCGGCTACTGGATGCCCGAGGAAGCCAGAGTCCCGTCGATCTGCGAGACCGACAACGGACATTGGGACTTCAACGTCTACGCGGTCAACCAGGAGACCAACGCCAAGGAGCTGGTGGCTACCGGGCTATCAGAGGACGACGCCGACTTCATCTGCGGCCTCCACGGCGCTCTACCGGATCTCATCCGCCGGCTGCATGAGGCTATCGATGACGCCACCCGCAAGGACGAGGAGAACGACCGGGCCCAGGGGATGCTCGCTGACGCTCTGCTGGAGAACCAGGGGCTTAAGGAGCAGATCCGGGAACTAGAGGCCCAGATTGGATAGGCCGTCCTGGGATGAGTACTTCCTCACCATCGCGAGGGCCGCAGCAACGCGGTCTGACTGTGAACGAAGCCAGGTTGGTGCGGTCGTCGTCAAGGACCGACGAGTTCGTGCGACGGGCTACAACGGTGCGCCTACTGGAATGCACGGTTGCTCGACCTGTCCTCGAAGACTCGCTGCGGGAGTTGTGCCTGGAGTTACTGGGTATGACGCCGGCCCAGGCCAATGCGTGGCTGTCCACGCTGAGGCCAACGCATTGCTCTACTGCGACCGAGAAGACCTCATCGGAGCGACGCTCTACATCACCCGCGACCCATGCGCGGGGTGTCAGAAGCTGATCCACGCTGTCGGCATCGAGCGAGTAGTAACACCAGATTCGTCACTGTGACAAAACGCCCCGGAGGGGCTGGGCATTACGCCTGGCTCTTCCGGGGCCTTTTTTTGTGCCTTCTAACTACATAGGAAACCTATGTATTAGATCTCTTCGATCACCGTCTCAGAGGACATCAGTCCGTCGAACTGGATGCGGTTCTGTGGATCTCGGTCGTAGTCGTGTCCGTCGATCTGCGAAGCTGCCCTCAGCGCGTCCTCCCTGGAACTGAACAACAGCCTTGCGGTGACAACATACCTGGTCAAGTCTCCTCGATTCCTCTAGTGCTCGACTTCTCAAGGACTCGAATCCTCGAATCCTCTAGAGGTCGAAGGTTGGGTACTCAGACTCTTTCGGGCGGGGGCCTGCCTTGATTCTCGGAACGACCAGCTCATCGATGATCGCGCTCACCGAGGTCTCTTCCTCGAACGCCAGACGCTTGAGGGCCACCACTGTGGTCCTCGGCAGGTAGATGCCCAGCGTGACCATCTCGGGCCCTCTCCGAAGAATCTCGTTTGCCTTCTTCGGCTTGATGCCCTTTGCCCTGGCCTCCTCGGCCTTCTTCTTCGCCTGCTCCAGTGGGCTCAGCTCAGACACCGACAACCACCCCCTCCAGTTCTCCCCACACGTCCCAGTACGCCTCTAGGTCGACTGGCATCGTCCCGAATGACTTCTTGATCGACTGCCTGTGGGTGACCATCGTGTTGAAGACCGGCACTCCCCTGGTCTTGAACATCCCCCTGACGCGGTCCACCATCTTGGCTCTGAGATCCACCTGAGTCATCAGCACCAGCGACGGCACCTGGATCGTCAGGTTCAGTGTCGGGAACACACGCTCGACTTCGATGGGCGACGCACCGCACGGGATGATCACCAGATCTGCGCCGGCAATCGCCTGCTGGATCAGATCAGACGTACCGGGTGGAGTGTCTACGAGCACCAGCTCCTTGTCGGGGAGCACCAGCCGGTCTGAGCCGTCGACAACCTCGAACGGCATGCCGATCCCTCGCTCAGCGGCGGTCTTCACCCACTTCGATGCGGACTTCTGTGGGTCGGCGTCGACCACCACAGTCTCTACGCCGCTTCGTGCGGCAGCGGTTGCCAGGTACATCGCGGTCGTGGTCTTACCCACGCCGCCCTTCGTGTGCACTACCGAGATCGTTGTCATGGAAGGCAGACTACTCTACTCCTCGACTATTCGAGGACTCGACACTCCGAGGACTAGAAAACTCGAGGACTCTAGTACTCGAGGACTTTTGACCTGGCAAGACGACACGCCGAGACCGGCGTGTTACCGAGGCAGGGGAGTTACTCGAGATAGAAAAGAGAAGACCCCCGGTCACAGCCTGGCAGGGCTACGGGGGTTCTCGGATAGGTGCTGCGTCTGATTATACAGCGGAGCACTGATTTGAGGTGCTCTGCGCCCGAAGCGTGTCGGGTGACGCGTCTTGCCAACGCGGTCGTCGCCGGTTAGAGCGGCAGCAGTACTCATGTCCAGAAAACCTGGACATGATCGATCACGGACCATTCACCCCGGCTTACCTAGAAGGACAGCCCGACCGGGGGACGCGTGGCAGCGTAGCGATGACCGTGAGCATCCCGGCCTGTGGGTTCGAGTAATTCCCGGACCTGTAGCCCTCAGCGATCCCGGCTCCATACCGTCGGCTCCATACGAGAGGGCGCACCCTGTCTACTTACGTAGCGGGGTAGCCGCGCTCACCCTCACCACCCATCTTCCACCGAGATGATCCGTCACAGTGACGAAACTCAGTCGCCCCGCAGGGCGGCGATACCACTCTCAAGCTCGCGGACGCGGCGGTCAGCCTGCTCTAACTGGGCAGTGAGGGAGCGGATCTCCCGCTTAACACGAGCCGCCTCGACCACGGCCTGGCGGTGCTCGATCTCCAGCTCGCGAATCAGATGCTCTCGCTCACGAGGGGACATCCGGTCGATGGGCTTCATCTGGCGAACGTACCCCTCGAAACGCAAAAAACCCCCCGCCGAAGCGGGGGGAATTCTGGTCAAACAACGGTGTAGCCGGCCTGAGCCAGAGCTTCATCGTGCAGGGTGCTGGGCAGGAGCGTATGCAGTCTGTCCATGCTGGTCGCGTTTCCGTGCTCATCGCACTCGACAATGACCGTGGGGGAGACGACCACCGCGTGGTGGCCTACCGGGTTGACGAACCTGTTGATGAGTTCGGTTGCATCATCAACGATGACGGCGAAGTACCGACCGTCGCTGATCTCGTAGTGCTGTGTGCCCGGAGGCCAGATGCCTCCGAGGTCTACTCGCTTCGCTGTGGGCATGTGTGTTCCTTACTTGATCAAGAGGACGACGAGGCCAGGAGGGGCAGTTCCTGCCTGACCGGGGACCAGCGAGGCGCTGGTGGAAGGGCCTGAGACAGCACCGCCGCCACCAGAACCACCACCGGGGTAGCCCCCGTCGCCTCCACGGCCACCTGTCGAGGACTGCAGACCTGACGTGTTGATGCGGGATCCGCCGCCACCACCACCGGCACCGCCGAACTTCACCGGGGAAGAAACGTCGCCATCTCCTCCGTCACCGCCGCGACCGCCAGTGCCGGGGGAGGCAGTCGACGTGCCGCCGATTCCGCCGACAGCGTTCGTGCTCTCACCGTTCTCTGCAGGGGTAACCGTGCCGGAGCTGGTGTTGGCGTCACCGCCCTTGCCGCCACGTCCCGGGGCCGAGGTCGTACCGATGTATCCGCGAAGATCCGAAATGCCGTTGACGTTCGGGATGGACTGCAGCAGGGTGCCCGTCGACGCGACGATGGAGCTGCGCTGGCCGTCAGCGCCAGCAGTAGTAGAACCTGCGCCAACGGTGATGGCCAGAGTCGACACACCCGGTGTGAGTCCTGCCAGGTTCAGGTCTTGGGCGAGATACCCGCCGCTGCTACCACCTAGGCCACCGATCTGGTTTCCCTGACCGAACCCGCCTGTGTCCCCTCGCCCCGCACCGCCGATGACGATGCCTGTGGCGAAGGACGCGTCAGGAGGAAGCACCCATGCCGGATCCGACGTGGTGAACGTGTAGATCGTGTATCCGCCGGCTACCGCGTTCTTGATCGCCTCCATCGTCTGCTTGACCTCTGCAGCAGAACCGGTGCCGCCGTTGTTGCCGAACCACCCATTCCAGATGCTCTTGAAGCCGTCAGAAACGTCCTCAACGAGGTTCTCCAGCCCCTCGACCGCTCCCTTGGAGACCTGGCCGACGAGGTTGGCAGCGTCGAGCTTGCCGGAGCTGTTCAGGTGCTGCGTCTTGCCGGTGATTGCGTTCCACCAGTCCTTGACGGCCTGCACCGCGTCGTTGATCGGGGTGACTATGAGGCCACCGAGGATCTCCAGGATCTGCTTCAGCTCGGTCTTCACGACGTTGAAGGTGTTGGTCACCCACGCGTCGAAGTCCCCAGACAGCAGCCCGATGGGCAGGCTGGCCAGGTTGGCGATGATCGTCCCGACCGACGTGGCGATGTCGATGAAGTCGTCATCGATGGTGCCGGGGATCATGTTCTTGAACGTCTTCAGTACGTCCAGCGGCAGCCGCGAAAGCTGCTGCGTCAGAACCTCTACAGCATTCAGGGGAGTGGCCAGGGGCACGTGGAAGAGCCCCTTGACCAGATCCTCTGTGTAGTTCTGCCCGTACCCGAAGTCGCCCCCGCCGATCTCGAATGCGCCATCAGATCCGATGGCGTGCAGTGGATCAGTTGGGTAGGTCACGCCGCTTCCTTTCTGCGGTCTCCCTCGATCCGCTCGATGCGCTCAGTACGAAGCTCCTCGCGGAGGCCCTTGATGTCCTCACGGACCTCTCTCATGTCGTCACGGATCTCTCGGAACCCGCGAGTGATCTCGTCGCGCATGTTCTCTTCGTGGGTGTTGGATACCTGGGTGTCGATCTTCTTGAGCTTCGCCCAGAACGGAAGTGCTGCTGTCGCAACAGAACACGCTCCGAAGAACACCAGAACGATGACGTCTTTCCAGTCGTCGGGGTTGAACGGGGTGATCGTGTTCACTCGTTGAATTCCTCGGCCTCGGAAGGACCGGGGGAGCCGTCCTTGATCCAGCCGTCTCGCACGTACTGCGCGATCATCGCTCGGTTCTCCTGCTCTGTCAGTTGACGAATGTCGGGGATACGCACCGGCTTTGGCTCTGGTGCGTCCTTCTCAGCCCAGCGGGCTGCCGGGTTCATGTCGTGGCGCTGGCCACGGAATGCTTGGTGGAGTCTGATCTCCTGGGCGGGAAGCCGGCTGACGTTGACGTTTCCATCTTCATCAGCCAGCTCCCGGATCCAGTCCACGTGCCGAAAGCCGCACTTCCACAGATGCTCAGACCAATCGGCCAGGAAGGCCGGGTGGGTGATCGCCCCTACTCCTGCAACCATCGGTAGGTTGCGGAGAGCCCACATTGCGTGCTGACGTGGGTCGTTCGGGTTGTGATCGTCCTGAGACGGGATAGCGGACATGGCGGTGCCTTTCGGTTAGAGGAGACCCGCCTGTCCCATCGCTCCGTTGAAGCGACGAACCTCATCGAGGATGTGCAGTGCGGGGTTGTTCGGTTCGCGATAGCCGATCTCGATCTCCAGCGGCTTGGGACCATCGGTCCCCTGGCTGAACTTGAGCTTCTTGATCCGCTCCACGAACAACTGGTCCTCGACCGGGTAGCCGAGAACCGACGTGCCGACGCGATCTCCAATCCAGCAGTGCCCATAGGGCTTCGGAGCGAAGATGTACGGTGCCGCGTCAGACACCTTCAGGGTGTGCGCCGTACGCGCACGGGTCTTGTGGATCTCTGCAGCGACCGCTGCGAACGCCGAGAGGGTGAACGCCTTCATGGCGCTGTCCACCATGTTCTCGTAGTAGTGGAAGTCGCCCAGACCGGTCTTCACGTCCTCCAAGCCAGCGATAGGCAGGGAGATGGAAGCCGCACGGAGAGTGGGGATCTCCATGAAAGCCCCGACCGTGTCCTTGTACAGCGGCTCCAGAATCGAGTTCAGCGTCCCGCCCAGAGGCGGCAGGTCGACCAGACCGCCGAGGGCCTGGTTGATCAGCGAGGTGAGGAAGTCCCCGCCCACGTTGATCCCTGTGGCGATGGCCTCGTTGATGCCTGGGGCTGACATGCCTCCTGCCAGGAAGCTGGTGTCGGTCGCCTCGTAGTACGAGAACTCCGACGACTTGATACCTGTGAGAGGGCCCTCCTCGAACACGACCCACGGGGCTCGCGGGCTGGTGCCCAGGAACAGCGGGTTGTAGTACTCGCCCGGGTACGTGTAGTCCCCGGTGAACACGTCGACGCCCTCCACCTGGCCGTCACTGCCGAGATTGGCGATGGCCCGGATGAATCCGGTCAGCCACGAACCGCCGAACGCGGTCTGCGATCCCCAGCCGCTGTTGTCCTCGATGTCCCAGACGACACAGCCATCCCTGAGGGGGATGAGCTGCAGCAGGTCTTCGATGGGATCGAGGCCCCAGATGCCCTTCAGGTCATCGAACGGATGCGGATCACGTTCCTTGATGTACCGGCGACACGTCAGCGTCAACTGGTGGTCGTCAAGGATCTGCTTGGCAACGTCGTAGAACTTCCCGAACCGGGAGAACACCATCGTGATCGGGCTGTTGTCCGCGAGGAACGGGAACGGCTTCACGATGTTGCGCCAGTTTGCTGGGTTGAACGACGGTCCCATCCACTCGTTGATGTCCGTTGGATCATCAGGCAGTGTCCACAAGCTCGTCTCCAGCCGGAGCAGGTTGACGAACAGCGTCACCAGCAAACACCACTTCGCGGGACCGAATATGATCCAGATCTTCGGGAACTGCAGTTCAGGGCGCAGGAATGGGTTACACCAGACCCTTATATGCTTCGTCTGCTCGAAGTCGTGCAAAAACACGATCTCGAGGTACTGGTCCCCAGAGTCGGTCTTCACGACCCGGTAGTGGTCCATCATCCCAGACCATCGAGCGCCTTGCTTCTCGATGACGATGATGACGTTGCGCTTTGCTCGACCACGGTGGTTCATCGCCCACTTGGCGAGGTAGTGGCTCAGCGAGAGCTGCAACGTGGCGGTGCCGGTCTCGTTCTCGATGAACTCCCACTCCAGCAGCCGCTCGCCGGCCACCAGGCCGCGAAGGCGGAAGTTGCCGTCCCGCAGCTCGACCTCGGCCGGCTTCAGCCGTGCCTGCTCGCGATCCCAGCGCCGCTTGTTGATCTTGGCCCAGAGAGCCTCTGCGTCACTCTCGGTGAACAGGCCGCTCATTCGAGGCCCCAGCAGCGCGACCACGGCCTCGGGAGCCGAAGGGTGATGATCTGTCCCGGAGGACATCCCGATGCGTCTATGACGAACTCACGCTCTTCTGTGTAGGGCGGAATCGAGTTGCGGAACCGCACACCGTTCATCCGCGCCCAGACGGGCGAGCCACTGTCAGAGGAGATCTGCTCCTCGCGTCGGTCGGTGTTGATGATGCAGTTCTCTCCGTAGATCAGCCCCGGCGTCTTGACGCGCCGGTTCTCGAACTCGGGATCCTCGAACGAGTAGTCCGGGATCACGAACTGAGTGAACGGAGCTGTCTCCCACGGGATAGGGGTGTTCGGGGGGAACGGCCAGGGGAAGTTGGGTACCTTCTCGGTTGAGCCGGGGACGGTCCACTTCGGGAAGATGTACTGGTCGGTGGGGTTGAGGCCACCATCGCCACGGTCGACCTTGATACGCAGCGTTTCCTTGGGCAGTTGCTCCCACGGCCACACGCCGCCTTCCCACCAGTCAGGCTCAAACCTGGTGTCTTCCTTGGTCTTCGCCGAGAACACCTTGTCGTCCTCGTACCAGAACGGGTCGTAGGCGATGCACGACATCACCGTCAGGTTGATGGAGTTGCCACGCGGGTCGGTCTTCATCTCGACCTTGGGCGACTCGAACAGTCGCACATACAGGTAGCGAGTACCGGAGTCCGGGGTGGTGACGAAGATCCTGGTGTCCCTGTTGAACGCCCAAGCCTTTCGCCAGAAGCTGTCTCGCGACAGCCAGCTACGAGCGCCGATCTTCGCGTCGTTGAGGATCTCAACGCCGAACACGATGTCGCGCTTGAGAGCCCGATGTCCTAGGTAGCGAGCGCCGGGGTAGTTGCCCGGCTCTTCGTAGATGACCTTGACGGGAGGGTCGTAGAAACAACCCTCCACGTCTGTGGCCAGGTAGATGCCCTGGTCACCGGTCGTCAAGTTGAAGCGCTCACCATTGACACCCTCGATTTCAACGATGGTGTCGGTGATCAATGTTTACCTCCTGGTGGGTGTCAAGTTCACTGCCTGCCGACAACCGACAGGGCATTCTTCGACTCCTCGCGGTCCTTGATGGAAAGCGCCTCATCGACGGAACCGATCTGGAAGATGTACTTCGTGCCCTCGGTCAGGGCCCTCGACAGGAACCCGTCGCCGCCGATGCCGATGTCCGAAAGGAACGTCTTGCCAACGGACTTAGCGAAGTCGGCAGGTGCGGCCAGCAGATGGCCGGCCTGCTCCTCGAGCGAGCTACCACTGGAGCTGCTGAGGTCGGAGTACTCCTTGGTCAGGTCGATCATGTCCTTCTGCAGAGACAGCTCTTCCTTCTTCTGCCGGATCGCATCAGCCTGGGCCTTAAGCGCACTGTTCCCAGTCAACTTGGCCTGGTAGTCAAGGGCTTTCGCCTGGTTCTCCAGCCTCTTGGCCTCCAGCGAAAGGGTCTTCTCGACACGGGTCACGTCCTGCTTGTTCAAGCCGCTGAGCACACCCGTGGGATCCTGCCCGGACGCGAACGCGTCGGAGATCTGCTGGGCCATGCTCTTGGCCTGGTCGAGCACCGGCTGGAAGCCGTTCTCCATGCCCTTGCCGAGGCCCTGCATGAGGGCTTCACCGTTGGGGATCAGGACGACCTTGTCGTACGAGATAGGGCCCTTGTGTTCGGCGATCCAGCCGGCTATGCCGCTGACGAAGCTCTTCACCGACTCGAAGCCGGCCTTGATGCCGCCGAGGAAGCCGTCCATGAGCGCACGACCGGCTCCCGCCAGGTCGATGTTGGTGACCGCTGCGACGATGCTGGCACCCATGTTCGCGACAAATCCGAGGACTGCATCGATACCCGACTGGACAGCGCCCTTGATGGACTCCCACGCGTTCTGAACAGCAGAGACGACGGAGTTCCAGGCGTTCGATGCCGTCGAGCCGATGGAAGAGAAGACGTTGGCGATGTCTGAGCCCATTTGGCTGAACGTGCTCGTGACGCGGTTGTACGCGTCCTGAGCGCCTGCCGTAATGTCAGCCCAGATGTCCCGCCACCCAGCGTCTTCCGATGTGAACGGGGTGAGGAGATCGTCCTTCAACGACTGGGTGTCGAACGACGGAAGCAGGTTGTTGAGGCCCGATCCGATCTTGGCCGATAGGTCGACTATCTGCGTGAGCAGGTTGACGATGTCCTGCAGGCCGTTCTTGAATTCCTCGACCTTCTTCGGGTCCTTCATGAACTCCAGGCCCGACTTGGCCAGGTCTCCCAGGCCGTCAGCCAGGATCTTGAGCGTGTCGCCGAGGCCCGAGAAGATCTGGTCCAGCGAGCCGTCCTTGCTCGCCTTGTCGATGAAGTCGGAGAACGACTTTCCGGCACCGTTGAACCAGTCGACAATCCCCGGGAACTTCTCGCTGAACTTGTTGGCCAGGTTGATCAGGCCGTCGGTGAACGATGCGATTCCGGGAGAGGCGTTCGTCAATCCCTGCCCGATGTTGCGGATGGTCTCATCGATCTTGGCGAGGTTCTCCGGGGCAGTTACCGTGTTCACGATGGCGTTTGCGATGTCCGCGAGGCCCTGAGTTACGGTCGGAAGCGACGACTTCAGCGTCGGGAAGATGTCTCTGAGCTTCTCGAACACCGGAGTGAACTGGTCCTCGACATTGGCCGACATGACGGCCTTGAGATCCTCGAACGGATCCTTGAGAACCTCAGCGGCCTTCTTAAGGCCCTCTATGCCGAGTGTCAGGGCCGCTATCGGAGTGGCAACCGCCGCGATCAGTCCAGGGATCGTCAACAGAGCTGACGTAAGCAGGCCGATCAACGGAGCTGCCAGAGACAGAATCGCGGCGAAGATGACACCGTACCCGGCTGGGTTGATACCAGAACCGAACGATGGTCCGTCTATCTTCGACAACTTGTCGCTGAGTCGACCGAAGAACCCACGGTCGACATCGGGTTCGACCTTGACCTTGGTACGCATGCCCTTGGTCCTGGCCTCAACTTCCTCACGGAAGTTGTCCAAGTCAGCCTTGACGCCGATGGAAGCCTTCGTCGTCCGTTCGATCTCTGCGATATCCCTCTTCAGATCCTTACGGAACTGATCGGTGTCAGGCGCAATGTTGATCGACACCTTCATGGCCTTCTCGATGTCCTCGAGATCGTTCTTCAGATCCCTGCGGAACTGACGGGTGTCAGGGCTGACCTTGACAGAGATGCGGGCTACTTCTACGCCAGCACTGTTAGGCACTCTCGCGCTCCTTTCGTTCTCGCGTGGCCTTTTTCGCGGCGACAACCATCGCTGCGAACGAACCCGGCTTGGGCGCAGCCGTCTTCTTTTCTGTGTCCTCAGGACGCGGATATGGCTTGGGTGCCTGGGGCTTTGGCTTGTTGGGGTCGCGGTTGGCAAGCATCAGAATGTGATTGCCTGCCTGCACGGCGTCGTAGATGTCAGCCAGTGCGTACCGGTCTTCGTCCCAGCCCCGGTACTGCTGCCCACCGCGACGTTCTGCGTAGAACGCACCGTCTTTCGGCAAGCAGAGCACCAGAGCCAAGACGAACCGTGGCGAGATCGGATCCTCTTCGCTGAACAAGTCCCTGAGGTCTACCCCGTAGTACTGGAGCAGGTCTGCGAGGATCGCCCCGCCGAACTTGTCGATCAAGCCGGCGAGGACACGGCTTCCCCCAGTTGCGTCTCCCGCATCCACGTCCGCAGCACCGCTGCGTACAGCTCGGCTCGGATCTGCGGATCAGACTCCTCGTTCAGGGCGGCGATCAGCTTCTTCGGGTGGGTGGCGATCAGCCGGAACACCTTGGCGACCACATCGCAGATCAGTTCCGAGTACTCGTCGGCAAGCTCTTCAGCGTCCTCGTCGTCCTCATCGATCTCGGGGAGATCTTCCATATCCTTGACGGCCTCGATCACCTTCTCGCGGGTCTTCTGGCCCAGCTTCAGCAGCGGCTTCAGCTCGACAATCAGGTCATCGGAGATCCCGATCAGGACCGGGGCGTACTTCTTCTTGGTCTCGGCGCGGAGAGCGTCCAGAGTGAAAACGTTTGTCATGGCGAACCTTTCGTGTGTTGGCGGGCAAAGAATGGCGGGAGGAGGGGGAGGCAGGCCCGCCAAGGAAACCTCCCCCTCCGGGGGTGACACCCGGGTGGGTGTCAAGTTCGGATCAGCCCTCAGTGCCTGCGTCTACGTTGAACAGGTCCTCGTTGATCCACTTGAACGGGATGTCACCGACATCCGGGTCCAGGTAGGTGAACCGAACAGGAAGGGCTGCCAGGTCGTCAATCGGCATGTCGATGGCCGCGTCTCGCTTGACGCTGGACTTCTCGACGTAGTGGCCGAGGCGCATGTCGCCGTCCACGATGACCACCAGGACCGCCTTCTCGTTGGTCTGGCCGGTCTTCACGCCGAACTCGCCGGGAACCGTGGAAGCGTTGGGGCCGTAGTACAGTCCCAGCGACTGCTCATCGAACTGGTGCAGGAGGATCGTCAGATAGTCGATGGGATCCTCCGTGGTGATCTCACGGAGCTTCTTCTTCTGCCAAGAGCCCTTGACCTCGGAGTCGTCTCCGTCGAAGCCGAACTCAGGCAACGTGCCACGGCTGGTGTGGCCGACGCTGATCCAGGTGCCTCCGGTGATACCCCAGGACGAAGGATCTTCGAGGTCGATGGTCTTGAGTTCGGCAGCGGTCGGGTGCTTCGTGCCGGGTTCGGCGACGAACGCGTACCCGACGGCAGCGGTCAATACGGCGTCATCATTTTCAGCCATGTGTGTTCCCTCTCTCAGGTGGTTATGGGTTTGTCCTCGGCCTACGGACGCCGAGTCGCATCAGCCCCTGGATCCGCCAGGAGTCCTGGTAGAGGGAGCTGAACTGGGTAGCGCCGAACGTCTCGAAGATCGAGGTCAGGTAGCCTTCGGGTGTTTGCGTGCCGCTCTTCACGGCGTCGTACAGAACATCCAGAGCTGTCTCGTACAGCTCCTCGCACTCGATCAGACCGTCGGTGGAATAAGCGGTCAGCTCGATCACCGGAAGCGAGTGCATCGCAGGAGCATTCGGATTTCTGATGCCGCCGACACGTCGGACGTTGAGCATCGGGAAATCTCGGAAGTCCACGTCAGGAACCCACGTCACGACCGTGACGCCGTCCAGACGGGGATCGCCCCGTAGGATCGGAGCGACCACGCTCTGAATACGTGGGAGATAGATCAAGAGACGGTGCCTCCAATCGCGGCCTTGGTGAGGATGTACTGTGCAGGCGTCGGCTTCTTCTGCCTTCCGGCGAAGCGACCAGAAGGGCCGAACGCACCAGACGGTTGGTGTCCGAACTCCAGCGCTAACGCGTTGGGCGCGTTGAGGATCGTGTGCATGTCGACCTCGCCGTCCTGCTCGGTGATCGTGGCCGGGAAGTAGTCCTCGTCGGTGATGCGGCTCGTCTTGTTGGCAGCCTCCAAGTTCCGCTTGGCCCGCTTCGTAACGCCGTTGCGAACCTCCTTGACCTTCGCCCTGGCGTCCTTGTGTCTTGCAGCAACGCTGTTCGCCTTCGCGTAGACCCTCGCCATCAGAACCTCTTGATGGTGTAGTCGACCCGCGACAGCGCGGGGGACGAGTCGTAGATGGTCGCGTCACCGAAGAGCGCCCATCGCTGTCCACGCCACTCGATCTCGGACTGGGCTCCGAGGATCCCGTTGTCCTTGGTGAACGAGCGCGGGAACCGCATCCGGTAGACCTTCTCGGACTCGTAGCCCTCGTTGTCCTGCTCGGCACGTCGCGCCGACGTACCGGACTGGTTGGCCACCTGGAACCTGGCGATCGCCGGGATTCCGGTGCTCGACGGCTGGGTCTTCTTGTTCCCGTCCTTGTCGATCACCATCTCTTCTGGGTAGACGATGCAAGGCTGGTAGCGCGCGCCTGTGTCTAGGAGACTCATCAGAGCACCGCGTTCCTGACCGGCTTCTTCTTCACGTTGCCCCACTCGATGCGCCAGTCGTGGACGCAGTTGCAGATCGGAGGATCGGCGTCGTGAACACAGAAGTTCGGATCCACCAGGTCTGGCGTGACCGCCGTCCTGAAGCCAGGCGGGTAGTTGATCGGGGCCCGGAAAGCATCGCTCGCGCTCATGTCGGCAACACGATGTTCGGGACGATGACCGCCATGCGCTTCAGGGAGTTGACGCCAAGGATCTCCCACTCGTCATCGAGGATGGTCAGCTTGCCCTGTGACAGGTCAGCTTGGAGCTGGTAGGAGTAGACACCGTCGGTCTCCGACAGGTAGCCCTCCGGGTTACGTACAAGGCGCAGAACGGCATCGGACTCGATGTCGATCAGATCTGCTTGGAACGTCGCGCTCGCGTCGACCTTCAGGTCAAGGTTGGGGATGCGACGGCGGATCATGCGCTCGACCTGTTCCAGCCGGCGGTCGATCAGCGCCATCACTTCGGGTTCGGGCTCCTTGGCCCACAACGTCACAACGTCGTCAGCGGAAGCGTAGGCCACGGTTACTCCTCGTTAGTCGGCTCCTGAACGGGAGCTGGTTTGGTCTTGGGTGCGGACTTGGCCGGTGCCTTCTTCTTCTGCCAAGAGCCAGCCGGCTTCGGCTTATCAACGGGCTCCCAGCCGCGTCCATCGATCAGGTCCTTGCCGTACTCGTCGGAGACGATGGCGATGCGACCGGTGATCTTGGATCGGATACGCATGAAGTCCTTTCGGGGGGGACACCCGGAGAGGGCCGGGGTTAGCCGGCCCCCTCACGGTGGGTGTCAAGTTGCGATCAGGCAGCTTCCAGATCGGTCAGACGCACGAACGACTCGGCGTCGTTGCAGTGGAACGAGTACTCGGCCTCGACTCGGACTGCGACGAGGTTGTGCTGCCACAGCGAGACGAAGTTCGGAGCCTGCGGCGTACCGAGGTTCAGGGTTGCCTGATCGGTAACGTCGAAGGACAGACCGCCGACCTGGCCCCACAGGAGCTGGCGGAAGTCGCCCTGGAAGCCCAGGATCTGGTGGGCGTCAACGTCGCCTGCCGCTGCGACCGGGCGAACGACGTGGTCGCTCAGGATGGTCGGGCGAGCCACGATGCGACCCGAACGGAACGGGCTCGCGGCCTCGCCGTAGGTCGACTCGATGAACAGCGGACGACCGTTCTTGTCCTTCGCACCGTTCAGGATGGGCTCAGCGACATCGTCCAGAAGGGTGTTGGTCCACTTCTTGCCGTTGTTGACCAGCAGACGCAGACCATCGACCGCCAGGGCGTCGTACACCGTGGTGTCGGTGTCGCCAGCGATGGACAGTTCCTTCGTGGTCTGGTTGATGAAGGTCGGGAACGGGCTGCCGTCGCCGTAGATCGCCGCAGCGTCGAACGCCATCGCGAACGCGGTGCCCACCTTGGTACGCATGGTGCCGAGGTAGTTGGCGGGGTTCGCACGGACGGTTTCAGCCGAGGCCACGAAGATCGTAGCGATCTTGTGCGGGGCGATGTTCTGCGAGGTCATGTCGCCCTTGGTGATGGGCTTCATGTCACCCTCACCGATCCACTGGGCGGTCACGTCGCCGGTCCAGTGCGGGATCTTCTGACCCGTGGTGCCCATCGCGATCTTCTGCGCGAACTGCTGGACGATGGAGGTCTTCTCCGCTTCAGCGAAGTAGTCCTGTGCCTGCTCGGGCTCGAGGTAGCCCTCGAACATCGAGTCGCCGGTCTGGGCGATCTGGGAGTGGTTAACCGGGAAGGCGGTGCCTGCGGCCATGTGTTATCTCTCCTTGAGATGTGTTGGGTGGGTTACTTCTTGATTCCGACGGCGGACTTGATCGCCTCGAGAATCGGGTCTCCGTTGAGGGGAAGAGGCGGCTTGCCACCACGTCCCTGAGACGGGTCGAATGCAGGGGCCGGGGTACGGCTGTCGAAGCCTCCGACCAGCTCCAGACGCGACTGCACGCTCGCGGCGATGCTGTCCCTGTCGGTGCCGTCGAGGATCTCGATGAAGGCCCGGACCTTGTCGTTGGGGACCTTGGCGTCGAGGGAGAGATAGACCTTCTCCAGCTCGATCCACGCAGCGCCCAACTGGTTCTGCAATTCGGTGTACGCGGTGTCTCGTTCTGCAAGCTCCTGCTGGTGCTTGAGATTCAGCTCGTTGACAGCCGCATCAACTGCGTCCTTCTTCGCCACGCGAGCGGCAGCAGCCTCGTCACGAAGCGACTTGACGTACGCTTCATCGAAGACCTTGCCCTGAGGCTCCAGAGGCTTGTCGACCGCCGGGGTCGGGTTGCCTTCGGGAGTGGTGCCGTCAGTGCTAACGGGGGTGTCGGACATGTGTTTTCGCCTCCTGGGCTGGTTGTGAACCCACCTGGGGTTCGGGACTTACGCAGCGGATGCGTAAGAGGGAACAGTGATTTCGCCTCGTTCGAGGCGTCGACGGAGAGCGTTGAGCGTCTCCCGGTTGGTGTTCTTGGAGCGGGCCTTGCCTGACTCGATGAGCTGAGTCGCTTCCTTACCGGCTTCGATCCAAAGTTGCTGCGCTCGAATCGCAGCGTCTCTTCCTACCCAGTTCTGCACGTCAAAGACCGGAACCACCAGGCAGTCGCACCCTGCGTGCCATTGCTCGATGTGGTCCTTGGTCTCCTCGCGGAACTTCTCGAGGTCCATGCCGGCCTCATGCCAGAGGTCGATCACGGTCTCGTCATCGAGGTTGAGACCGCCGGCCTCTGCGGAGCTGTAGGCGAAGTTGCCCTTGTGATTCAGCTCAGCGCCTCGACTGATGAGCATCAGGCACCACTCGCATGTTTCGCGACCGGTGGCGACCCTCGCCCAACCCTGGACGATCCGCGTCTCAGGGTCGTTCTTGACAGCGCCGATGATCTGTCGGCGACCGCCCATCTCCACTTCGCGTACCGCTGTCAGGGCCAGTTTCGCCGGTGCATGTGGAGGAGAGTCGGCCTGCGACAGCTCCTTTCGTGCTGGCTCCATGTTCCTGACGAACCACTCCCACTTCAGCTCGCTCTGGAACCTCTCGTTCCGGGGCAGCTCTGGGTGGTGTAGTGAGCGTTGGGAGTCGTAGAAGAGACGGCCCAGTGCGGCACTCTCGGAGTACCGCTTCTGGACCTCTGGGAAGACGAGTTGCAGAAGCTTCAGCCATTCACCGACAGACAGTGCTGGGCCGATGAACATCGAAGCGATGCGCTGGACGTTGCTGGCTAGCCCCGCAGTGATCGCGGCCTGTTGGGCTGCGTACTCCTCGGGACTCAGGCTGCCTCACCACTCTCTGTGGCCGGCGTATCCGGCTTAGGAGGTGCCGAGGGACTCGGAGAGCCAGGAACCGTGGGGTCGGTGTCCACCAGCGTGCCGATCAGTCCGAGGCCCATAGCGGCCTCTTCCTCGTCCCAGCGCCGCATCTCTTCGCGCTCTCGGATGGAGTAGCCCATGTCGATGCGGGCACGTTCACGGGGGATGACGCCAGCGCCGTTGCCGTAGAGCTTCACAGCCGCGTCGGCCTTCGCCGCGTACGTCGGAGTCGACGGGTCGCGCCAGATCGTCTCCATGCGCTGCATCTCGGGGGTGATGTCCCCGCCCTTCATGATCCGGTAGGCGATGCGGAACGCCTCTTCCCATGCGCCACCGAAGATCAGGTTCTTGCGCTCGACCTTCTTGATCAGACGGCTCTCTGCGGCCCTGATCGCCTCAGCAGAGGCCGGGTTGTCAGCGGAGGTGCTCAGGTACTGGGGAGGCAGTCCCGTGTACGCAGCGACCTGCTTGGCGATCTGATCGAGTGCGTTGGTGAAGTTGGCAAGCTCGGCTGCCGAGAACTGCTGGATCTTGCCCTCGGGATCCTCGAACGCCAGGATGCGAGCGAGGTAGGCGTCGAACAGCGTCTGGCCGGTCTCGGCGTCGACACCGATCTCTTCGGGCTTGATGCCGAAGATGAGTCGCTGAGGAACCCCCATCAGCTCTGCAGTCGCCTGCATCAGCATCAGGATGCGAGCCGCCGCGTCGGTCATCGACCGAAGCTCGGGGGTGATCTCAGATGTGCCGTACAGATCCGAGAGCATCGTGCGGTTCGGGAGCGGAACGACCGGGACGACACCCAGGCCGTGGCTGATCGTGAACCAGTCCTGCCATTCGCCCTCAGCGTCCTTGAACCAGCCGAACGTGTCGGTCGGGGTGTAGAGGGTGGCCGACTGAATGTCGTTGCCGTCCTTGTCGTACGCAGCCCTGATGGCCTTCGCGACCCTGCCGACCCGGGGATCGATCTCCGCGTACATCCGCGTGGGCGGTTCAACTCTGATGATCGGTACGTTCGGATCCCAGCCCAGGTCGATCTGAGGGTCTGGCTTGCTGATCGTGATGTACGCCCTGCCGTGAACGTAGGCGTCGGTGTAGCCCAGCGGGGCCTCGATGTCGAGGTTGTTGGCCTGCCACCACTGCCATAGCTCTTCGTCGGCCTCGTCGGCATCGCCGAGTCGGAATCCCTCAGCCTGTTGACGTTCCGCGATGGAGTCGACGTAGAGCCGGGGATACCCGACGTGAGCCAGTAGGCTCTGCATCTGCACCGGAACCGTCACGCCGATGGCCTCAGGCCGGCGCTCTGCTTCGTAGTAGCTGGTGTTTGCGTCGAGATCCTTGATCGAGTTCTCGAAGTCATCGAGCATCTGATCTCGGGCTGCTAGAGGATCAGCGACCTCCTCCATACCTGGCAGCGGAGATGTCATCGAATCGCCACCATCCGGCCACTGCGGGCCTTCTTGCTCATGAGATAGTCCTGTCTCGCCCCGAACGCGAGGACAGCGCAGACCGCAGCGTCAATCTTCTTGCTGGAGTCCTTGGTGACCTTGCGGATCGCGACGGCGTCGTAGGTAGTCGGATGTCGTTTTGCGTTCAGGACGTGCTGTCGCAGAACGGGATTGCCGTCATGGCAGACCTCCCGCTCGATGACCGCGTCTTCGAGACGCTCGCAGTCGAACGCGAATCGCTTTTGCTGACCGCGCATGTCGAACGCCACCGGGTTGTTCGGAGAGGCGTTGACCTTGAGCTTCTTCTTGTACTGGCGACCCCACTGGTCGACGTACGCCTCGAACTCCTTCACGTCGGCGCGGAACGCGACCACGTCGTATCGGGCGAACGCGGAGTGGACAGCAGCGTCCACGTCCTCGCGGGGGACCTGCCCGCCGTGCTTCTGGGGGTCCCAGACGTTGAGGACGAAGAGCATCCCGTCGTCCACGCGGCACGCGACGAGCGCAGTCCAGTCGTTGGACTTCGAACCGTCGAACCCGAGGGTGATCTTCTGCTTGGGTTGCAGCTTGAACACCGGATCGACCAGAGCGAGGCGGTCCCATTCCTGCGGTGACAGCCACGAATCCTCGGCGGCGTTGACCTGGTTGAGGAACTTGCGTCGGGATTCGGTGATCGGGTTCTTGGTCGACAGGATCGACTTGATGATGTCGTCAATCGGCAGCCAGGTGCTGTCGCCACGGGCGATCAGCAGCCCCTCACGCAGCTTCTCCAGGCCCTTCTCGAACCCGATGGGATCTTCCTTCTGCGAAGGGATCTCGGAGATCGGAGTGTCGGCTGGTGCTTCGAGAGCGTCGTACATCATGCCGGCGTCGATGGACTTCCCGGACATCACGTCCTGCCACTCGACGTACGCCTTCTCGGCTACCGTCTCGGTGCCGGGGATGTGGGCGTTGCAGATGGAGAGTGTGCGGGAGCCCTCGACCTTGGTCATGTTGCCTTCGATGACCTCTGCCATCGAGTGGCCCTCGTTGACCTTTCCGTCCGGGCCCTGGCCCCACCACTGAGTTTCGTTCTGCACCACGAAGGTCGGTCGGTTTCCTTCCATAGACGCGGGGGAGGAGGTCGCGGCCTCGATGCGGCCACCGGCTGCGGAGTAGATGATGAAGCGGTTCACGTCCAGGCCGTATTCGGCCTTCAGCTTCTTGCTGATCATCGCCGGGAACAGCGAGAACGTGTTCTTCGTCTGGTCCTGGCTGACCGCCGCGACGGTGATCCACGCTGCGGCTCGTGGCTTGCCGACGGGCTGGCCGTCAGCGTCGAAGTGGGAGAACGCCACCGGGCCGCACAGCTCTGCCAGACAGAGCGCGGCGGTGAACGGATCCTTGCCCCAGCCCTTGAGCCGGCGGATCACGCCTTCGCGATAGATGTATTGGCCTTTGTCGTCCACCGCGTACCACCAGAGGACCAGACGTACCTGCTCGCTGGTGGGGATGAACATGTTCTCGTTCTCGAGAAGCCCTGCCTCGGACAGGCTGATCAGGATCTTGAGTCGATCCGGGTTGTCATGTCCGCCAGGGGTGTTGACGTATTCGGACAGCCATTTCAGGACGCCCCATCCGAGAGTCTTCTCGGGAAGATGCCATTCGCCGTCAGTGGTCTTCTGCCACGTCGGGCCGATGATGTGCGGAGGGGACGGGGCCAGCTCCGGTTGGTGATTGTTGAGGCTCACCCCGCCTCCTTCCTAGGTGTGTGTCAAGGTGGAGACCTAGCGGTTCCACGGCTGTGTGTTGGGGTCGTAGAGCTGGCTGTATGCCTGCTGCGGTACGACGCTGTTGATGACCTGCTGGGCCAGCGGCCCGAGAGCTGGGACCGCACCGGTCACTGCCGACTCAATCGCCTGCCTGACCTGCTCGACCTCTTCCTGAGCGGCCTGGTGGGCCGCGAGGACCTGCTCCACGCCCTTCACGACCGACTCCACCGGAGAACCGGTGAGCGTGCCGTCCTTGCGCTGCTTGCTGACCGTGACAGCGGCTGTGGCCGGTGCACCGGCACCAAGGATGTTGAGCGCACCAGAGACGATCAAGCCGATGTTGTTAGCAGCACCTGCGTCGATGCCGCCCCAGATCAGGGCGATGCCCAGGATCCCTGGGACGATGGTTCCGAGGTAGTAAAGCGTCTGTCGGACTTGGGGATTCATCAGTTGCCTTTCAGATATTCGGCAAGGACCCCGGCGTCCTCTAGTTCCTTCAGAACTTGGGATGCCTGCTTGACGGGGCCGGGAGCGTTCCCGTACTTGCCCTTGCCTGCGGCGGTGCGTGCGACTCGGGAGATCGCATCTCGATCACCTAGCCGTGCTTGCTTTTCGACGTACGGCTCGTGTGGGCCGTGGGCGTCGAGAGACTGGATCATGACGTGAACCGGGATCTTCGGTTCGCCAGGAGTGGCGTAGATCGAGAACGACTCGACTTCCATCGCCATCAGTTCCTCCCATGGGTCGTTGGTGGTTTGGGTGGGCACCAGGCCGGCGAGTAGCTGCTTCGCGTCCTCTCGACCGGGAAGTCCTGCGCCCCAATCAGATCCGCTAGGGTTGCGGGTGATGATGCGCGCAGCGACGATTCCCTGCTGCTGAGGAGTAGCGAACCTCGCGCTCGGCGCGAACTCGGTGCCGTTGTATGCTTTCCACGTCTTCGGGGTGATCTGGAACAGACCTTCGGCCTCGTTGCCGCCCGAGTTCACGTCGTGGATCTGCTGGATGATCGTCGGGTTGCCGCCCGACTCCCTCGTGATCAGGTGGGCCCATGCAGGGCTCGGAGATGTCCACCGACCGTTCGCGAGCTGAGTCAGCGGAACCGTCAGCTCTACCGGCCCCGAACTGCCGTCTCGCCGGTACTTGGAGTAGCCATCCGGGCGGATGAACTTGTCGATGAACTCCTGCACGATGCCGGGGTTGTTGACCGTGTCGTAGCCCATCTGGAAGTGCATGCTGTCCTTGGGCGAGTTCCAGTCGTTGCCCCACCAGACGAGCTGGATGCCCCGGTAGGTGTAGTACCGCAGCAGCTCCCGCACAGCGGGCTCCTGCTCACCGGAGATCAGGACGCTGCCGTGCCAGCCGGCCAGGGCGTTGCCCATCGGATGGTCCGACCAGTTGTAGTCAAACGCGGTCGCGCCCTTGTGGTTTGACGTGTAGACGCTGTTGTTGTCAGTCCACGAGCCCTCGTCGGTCACCCCACGGGCGTTCATCAGGGGCTCAACGAACTCGTTCAGATCCCGCAGGAATGCCTGCAGGATGATGAAGGGGTGTCCTTTGCGGAACGGAAGCCTAAGCGGAGTGCCGGGGGCCGTGGCGTAGTCACAGTCCGACAGGTCGCACTCAGGCCAGCCGTTCTCCATCGGCTCTCCGAGGGCCATCAGACCCCCAGGAGCTTGGCCAGCATCTCGAGAACCAGGTTGTCGATCTTGCCGGGAATGTGATTCGACACCTCGGTGAGAACCTCGGGATGCCGTCGGAGGTAGTTGGTGGCGTACTTGATGGCCAGGGCCAGCAGTTTGCCTTTGATGAACGTCATGGGTTTCCTTTCGCGGTGTGTGTCAAGTTGCTCCCCATCAAGGACTCGAACCTCGATTGCCGGGTCCAGAGCCCGGTGTCTTACCGATTAGACGAACAGGGAATGGCGGGGGCTCCCCTCTGAGCTAGGGGACCGCCCGCATTGCACGCTCCCCAGGACTCGAACCTGGAACTCGCGGCTTTGGAGACCGCTGCTCTACCAATTGAGCTAGGAGCGCATGAGCTGACATGGAAGGACTCGAACCTTCAACCGTCCGGTTAACAGCCGGGTGCTCTGCCATTGAGCTACACGTCAGTGGACCCGTTCAGTCGGTGGGTCAACCCGAACCCCGAGGGGCTATTGCACATAGATGAAAGCGGCTCCGTCGCCGCCCTTTCCGCCAGCGAGACCGCCTAGGCCGAACCTAGTCTGGCCTCCGTTGCCTCCAGCGCCGGGAGGAGAACCGACAGACCCGAACCCGCCGACGGGGACACCGCCGACGTAGAGCTGGCCGTTGTAGGTCTTGTCTCCCGGTGCTCGGCCTTGGTTCAATCCGCCGCTGCCGCTGTAGTTGGCGTTGCTGCCGCCCGTGCCACCGGAAGCAGTCAGGGAAGCTGTGGTGCAGGAAGTGGATCCTCCGGTTCCACCTGCGGTAGGCCCGAACCCGCCTGATCCGCCGTTTCCGCCAGTGCCGACGATCCCTGCTAGCGAGAGTGTGTTCCAAGGAACATCATCCCCTCGGGTGATCGTCCGTGTGGCCCAGGTCCCGGCGTTGCCACCGAACCCGCCACCACTGGTGTCACTACCGCCTCCACCACCGCCGCCTCCCGCTCCAATCAGAACGAGATCGGCAACCCGCCACCAATCAGGCAGGTTGCTGGTGAATGTTCCTGCTGTGGTGACCGAGATCCTGAACGGGGCGCTATCAGGCCAGACCCGAACGAACTGGGTGCCGTTCCAGATATAGGCGAACTTGGGGGACTGCAGCGAGGTGCTGAACTTGAATGTCGGTGAGACGAAGGCTGACCCGTTCCAGAACCGAAGGCTGGGCGTCACTGGGTCACCACGTAGAGCTTGCCTGAGACCCCCGTTCCGGGGAGCGATGTCACGAATAGGACGTTCTGGTCACCAGCCGGCCCTTGCGACCCGGTATCACCCTTTGGCCCTTGTTCGCCTTGTGGCCCTGTCTCGCCTTGAATGCCTTGTGGCCCTTGATCTCCGGTGTCACCCTTCGGGCCTTGAATACCCTGAATGCCTTGGACACCCTGAGGTCCCTGAACACCTTGCGGGCCCTTCGGGCCGACGAACGGAACACCCTCGCCGTCTTCGGGAAAGGACGTGCCGTCGAAGAAGTACAGCAGACCATCCTCAGCGACGACGTAGGCGTCGCCATCGGCAGGATCGGTAGGCAGATCGGCGTAGGTCGCTACCGTGCCCTGGATGTCCAGGTTGAGGCCGGCTTCGCCCTGAGGGCCTTGCTCGCCTTGGACACCTTGCTCACCCTGTGGGCCCTGTATACCTTGGGCACCTTGCTCGCCTTTGGCACCCTGTGGGCCCTGAGGACCGGTATCGCCCTTCTCGCCCTTCGGCCCTCGGGCTCCAGGCACCGAGACGATCTTGGTGATCGGAAGCGTCCAGTGGCCGATGAGAGAGCCGTTCGGGGAGCCGACGTAGGACAGTGCAGGCTTGCCGTCAGGTGGGAACCCTCGTAGCTTCATCAGCCCACCTTCGATACCCAGCCCAGCGCGACGGGATCGCCGCCAGCGGACTCGCCTTCGGCCAGGAATACCAACTGCCACTTCGTCCGGTTGCCGATCAGATCACTCTCCTCGGACTCGACCTTGATCGTCGCCATCGAACCCTCGATGTCGAAGTCCCAGACGGTTACGTCGCTCTTGCCTGGCTCCTCGACAGTGACGTAGATGTTCTTGTCGTTGCCGGTCAGGAGAGTGCCGTCAGCCGTGGAAGGCACGATGGTCTTCTCGGCCAGGTCGCCCGTGAACTCGATGTCGTACGTGCGGTTCCAGTAGAAGTCGATGCCGACTGTGTTCACTGCGCCGACGAGCGCGGAGATGCCGTTGAAGAAGCTCTTGATCGCGGTGGAGGTTACGTTGACCGCGAAGGTTACGACGCCGACCTCATCGAACGAGCGACGCGAGGTGACGCGGATCGTGAAGTTCAGGTTGTCGGTGACCGTCATCTCGACATCCACGCCCAGGAGCTGTTCGAACGTGTTGAAGAAGTCGTTGGTCGCCTTGTTGATCGTGTTGACCAGTTGCTCGGTCAGAGGCTTGCTGCTGTTGAGGTTGAAGTGCAGAGTCCACGCCGGATACAGCGACACAGGATGCACCAGCGCGTTGCCCTCTCCGACTGCTGCATCGACTGCGTCTTGCAGATCGCCGGCGAGACCCTGTGGGTTCTCCGACACGTCGGAGAAGTCAATCGCTGGTGTGTCAGATCCGTTGAGGTTCAACGTGTATGTGCCGCCCGTCGCCCCCGTGAGATGGACTCGGTGAGCCGCGTTGTGCTCACCTCCGGTCTGCAGCTCGAAGAAAAGCCGCCCTGCCGGGTAGTCGGTGGGCTGCCCGTTGAGGTCGAGGTTCTCGAAGTTCCACTTGAAGTCGCGCCCACGCCAGAGGACGATGTCGTCGGCGTCAACGCGAATGCCGATGTCGGCCATGTGATTCCTTTCGTGGGTGGATGTCGACCCCGGAGGGAGGAGCGCTGGAGCGGCAGCGCTCTAGAAACCCCCTCCGGGGGACCATCAGCCTCCGCTCGCCTGAGCGAGTCGCTGCTTGAGCACGTCGGTTACGTCAACGACCTTTCCTCCGGTGTCGGGGCCGGTGGACTTCCGCTCGACTTCGAGTCGAACGCGCCGTCGGTCACCTTCGGTAAGCAGCAGTGCGGAGAGCATCTGGTTGATTGCGGTGAGCTTCATCGCGCCAACGGGCTTACCGTTGTGCTGTGCGGCGATTAGCTCCTGGTTGAGCATGTAGAGGGTCATGCGGGCGAACTGCCAGTCGGTGGGCTCGTAGTACTGCACCGCTGCCGACTTCCTGATCGACTCGTACATCTCAGTGACGAGCTGATGCGTCTCGCCGAGGTGGCTGATGTCTCCCAGCTCTGGGATGGGCACCGTGCCGATCACCTGGATCGTGTCGGTGTCGCCGCCTTCCGGCTTGTTGCGACGGACTCGCTCTTCGTCTCGCTTACCAATAGGGCCTCGGGTGCCCACTGTTGACCTCCTGGGTCTCGAGCAGGCTCCTGGCCTGCGGTTTTAGAGTTGCCCAGGGTGTCGTTGTGGTGGTCTTTTCCTCCGGGCCTTGAGTTCCCGCCGTCGGGCTACACCCTCGGCGGCTGACTTCCTGCCGTGACAGGCACGGCATATCGCTTGCAGATTTGACCGGCTGTGGTCGTTCCCGCGCTTCTTGTGGTCCACGTCGGTCGCGGCCCGGACACATCCGGGACCGTTGACCTCACAGAGCCAGTTGGCAGCAGAAAGGACCGGGAGCCGATATTTCAGCTCCCAGTCCGGGGGAAGTTCATCTCGCCGGCGTGAGCCGGCCCATGTCACACGATCAGCTCAGACAGGGTCTTGCCCTGGCCGCGCATCGCAGCGGCCTCCCAGAACTTCACCGTATTCGGCTTCAGTTCGACTTGGTCCCCGAACGGGGTGTGGAGGATGCGACCGGTGATGGTGAGCCAGCGGTTGCCACCGAGGATCAGCAGATCGTTCGGGTAGGGCGAAACATCGCCTGTAGGCGTGTCGACCGGTTCGATAGGTGGCTGCATCAGATCACTCCGTATTTCTTCCAGATCTCGATCATCGCATCGGCTGCTTCCTCGCTGTAAACCCAGCTTATGAGCCCTGAGCGCCCGTACTTGTTGTATACCGCGTACCCCTCGGCGAACAGCTCCTTGCGGCCAGATTCCTTGCTGGTCCCGCTCGGCCCGCCTTGGTAGTACGAGTTGATCTTCGGGTGGCCCCAGACGTGAGCATCGTGGAGCTTGACCCAGTCAAGGTCTTCGCTGATCAGCTTCCCGTCACCGGTCCACTGGTAATCGATTGCGTGACCGAGTTCGTGGACGTAGACGTTGACCGAACCGCCGGGGTAGTGGACCGAGATGAACAGCTCGTTTCGGAAGCCGATGTAGAAGCTCAGCGAGCCGATCTCTCGACCGTCTGCGATCTGCGTGGTGGACTCCCAACCGGTTGCCTTAGCCAGCCCGTCCCAGCCTGGCGTCTCGTCGGCGCGGCTGCCAACCCAGACCCTTGTTCCGGTCTCCCGGAGCCGATCCTGTGCGTGCTGGGGAAGCTCATCCAGCATCTTCTGCTGCTTCGCCTTCTCGCTGGGCGTCAGGCCCTCGCCGAAGTGGATAACCATCGGCTCGTACTGCTCGACCGGCTTGGTCGTGTTCGAGGATCCGCCGCCTGCGCCGTTACCGCCGCCTCCAGAGCCGTTCTGCACGCCTCCGGTTCCGGTGGTGCCGGTGCCCTTACCGCCGCCTCCGCTGGAGCCTCCTGAGCCCCCGCCGCCGCCTAGCCCGCCGGCAGAGCCGCCGCCGGCTTTCTTGTTCTTGGCTCCGGTCCCTGGTCCGGGACCGCCGCCGCCGCCCCGTCCTCCCATGAGTCGGAAACCTGCTTTCTGCGTCTGTCCCAGAAGGTCGGGTACTCCCGAACCTCCGGGAGGTCGATGTCGTCGCAGTAGCGGAGCCGGCCATAGGCCAGGAGCAACTGCGGATTCTTGCGGATGATGAGTTCTTGGATCCCGGCGCGGAATAGCGCCTGATCTACCTTGCTCGAACGGATGCCCATCGAGCTGAGGGCGACGGTTGCGCCCTCGGGAATGCCGTCGAAGCAGAAGTCGTAAGTGTCTGGCGTGCTCCAGCACGCTGTGGGAATGACTTCGACCCCTTGCGACTGCCAATATGCCCCGCACCATCGGGCGCGATAGACATTCCAGATCTGTGCGGCCCTCGGCATATCCCGCCAAAGGCTGAAATCCGGTGTCAAACTCGCGCCGACCGCTTTCACGCGCTCTAATAGTCGCTCAGGACTCGACCAAACGGTCTCGAATCGGTAATCGTCAAGGAAGAAGTGCAATGCGCCGCCCGAAACGGCGGCATATTCGCGATGACGCGGCATATTCCATGCCGCTAGCCTGGTGGGGATGAATTCAGTCGGTTGCAGATCGGGAATTTGATACGCGGATGACGATTCAAACGTCATTCGCAGATTCAGAACATCGAACTTCCCCGGTTGAGTGCTCCAGCTGGCACTCGTGCGAGTGCCATGCACGGTTGCGTCACCCCTTACTAAGCCGCGCTTCAGGCGCGGCGCTAAGAACCTGCGGTTGCAGGTTCAGATTTCATGATCGACCAGCCCCTTGAAGGCTGGTCTTCTAGGAAGCGCCCCTCAAAGGGCGCTCTAGGAGCGCGCCTCCTTGAAGAGGCGCTTAGAGGAGCCGCCTCGGAGCGGCTCTAGTGAGCCCCCCTGTAGTCCCCCCATCCCCACTTAGTAGTACATGGGTATTCAAGGTTTTTCCCCACCTGCAGTTTTAGGCTCTGAGAGCCTCTCTGACGAGTTCCAGGGTCCAACCCTCCACGGGTTGGCCCATTCGTGGCTCAGAGGCCCCCACAGGGCCAGGAATAGGTGCTCTGGAGACGGCCCCTTCGTTCCTTCGACTTGTAAACCCGTACAGGATGGTCCGGGCGCA